TCTAATCCCTCAGTTGTAATAGGACTTGATAAAGATGGAGTATTAAAATCTGGAGAGATTGGAATCAATGGTAAGTCTACTTTATTCACTGTTTATAAAGGAACTTTAGATGTCACTTCTCAATATAGTTTACGCTTAGGAAGTTATAGTGGAGTAACTTTAGATATCTTATCTAATAAATTATATATTAGTGCTCTTTCTGATTTTACTCCAAAATCTTTATTAGTTACTTTAACAAAAGGTGGAGTAGATGTTAGAAGTTTGTTTTGGAGTCTTAGTTATTCAAAAGATGGACAAGCTGGTGCTCCTGGAAATGATGGTGCACCTGGTAAAGATGGAACAAATGGTTCTCCTGGTGCAAAAGGAGATGTAGGGCCTTCTTTAACTTATGAGGGAGAATGGAGTTCTACAACACATTATTACAATAGAGTTACTGTACGCACTGTAGTTAAAAGAACTATTGCCTCAGTTATTACTTATTATATTACTAAGTTATCTACTACAGGAAATGATATAGATTTTGGCACTGCTCAGAATCCAGAAACACATCCAGCTTTATGGGAAACTTTTGCTGGACAATTTACTAGTGTAGCCACTGGTTTATTATTAGCTGAGAATGCTGTAGTTAATATAGCTGCTAATAATACTTTGTACATAGGTGCAAGCGGTGCTGCAGGAATTTCAGCATTAGGATGGAAAGGAGATAGTAATGGATTTCAATCTATGAGGACCGATAGTGGAGGAATAACTCCTTTAACTATTCTTAATGTAGATGGAAGTTTCATTACACAAAAAGGAACTATTGGAGGATGGACTATTGATGCTACTAGTATTTCTAGTCCTGGTAATTTAATTAAGTTAAATTCTGCGGGACATATTGATATTCAAAGTACTGGTTATTTAAACATTGGGAGTAATATCTCTTTAAAAGGAAATAGTGTCTCAAATTTTGGAGGGTTAAATATTGGAACTGATGGTACTTTATATGCTGATAAAGCTGGTACTCGCACATTTCAAATTAGTCCTAATGGGGATTTTCTATTCAATGGTAATTTTTATTTATCTAATCAGGCCGGTGGTAATGTTACTGCTGCATTCTCAGATTTATTTGATGTTATTTTAAACCCAGATGGTGTTACCATTAAAGTTTTAGTAAGTAAAGTAAATTTTGCTTCTAAAGGAGATATTACAGCATATCAAGTAGGTGCATTAGATTCTACTACAAATGGTGTCTTAGCTTTATTAACAGGGACAGGTCCTATTTATAAACCATCTGATACAGAAGTGGGTTTAAGATATGATACAGGACAATTTCAATTATCAGGAGGAAATACTTTACAAATAATTCCTTCAGTTCTAATACCACAAAGTGCTTTAGATTTAAAATTAAACGTATCACTAAAAGGTTCTGCAAATGGTTTAGCAGAATTAGATGCGAGTGGATTTGTAAAGAACACACAGTTACCTAGTTATGTAGATGACGTTTTAGAGTTCTCAACAAAACCTTCTTTTCCTACAATAGGAGAGACTGGTAAAATTTATGTTGCATTAGATACAAATGTTACTTATAGATGGAGTGGTTCAGTATATGTTGTCATTGGTTCTGACTTAGCTCTTGGAGAAACTTCTGCTTCAGCTTATCGTGGAGATAGAGGAAAGATTGCTTATGACCATACATTCTTAACAACAAATCCTCATGGTGTTACTAAAGCACAAGTGGGTTTATCTTTAGTTGACAATACAGCCGATTCAACTAAATCAGTTAGTTATGCTTCAGCAGCAGGTACTGCAACAAATTGGAGTGGTTCGGGTGCATTAGGTTCAGCAGCATACGTTAACACTTCAAGTTTTGCACCTTCAGGTTATGGTGTTGGCGGTTCGCCTGTGGTTACAACTGATGCAGACAATTATAAATTAACTGGAGATTATTATTTTGTAACACCTATAGCACATTCACCACAAGCATATTTTCAAGCTCATGTTATGGGTTCAAGCAATGGCGACTTTGCTCAAATAGGAGTAGCTTCGACTAATGAATTTCATTTTAGATGGGGCACAGGTACATGGCACAAAGTATGGAATGATGGAAATTTAAACCGTTCAGACGTTGCTTTTGCTGCAAGTACAGGGTCATTTTATAGCAATGTGATAGTAAATAGCAATGCTGCTGATATTGTAGCATTAACACTAAACGCAAATACAAATCACGGAGTCAGACAAAATTTTTATAATCAAAATGCTTCTGGTTTATATAATTTTCAGATTGGAAGTAATATAACTGCGAATAATGCTTTTGAAATTTTAGCATCTACAGCATTGGACGGAAGCGGTTTTAGTAATGTTTTTAAAATTACAAATACAGGTGTAGCAACTTTTGCAAGTAGTATTAATCTTGGAGCATTACAACAAATAATTTGGGGTGGTGGTTACGGTTCAGGCAAACCATTGATTGAAGGTTCAGCCGCTGGAATGAATGTTTATCCCAAAGGAAATTTAAATGATGGTATATTTAACGTAATTGGTACAATTAGGGCAACTGTAGCGGCATCTGTTGGGGGGTTCAGGGTTGATGGGGGTAATCCGCCAGATGGTTATGGATTAGAAATATATTATGATGCCGCATCAAAGGAAACGAGATTTAATGCTCTTGATAGAGGTATAACCTATACTTGGCATCCAATGGTTTTTAATGCTTCAAATTATGCATTTGGAGGTGTTGCAGTTTTTAATAATAGTGTTACTGTGCCTGTTTTACAAATTAATACAGCAGCTGGTGCAAATTCTCAAGATGCAATACTATTAACAAAAGCAAATGGATATGGAACGGCAGCAATCCAACAGTATTATAGTACATATTTAGATTATGGTCTTGGATTATCAATACAAGGTGAAAATAAATTTACACTTAATCAATTAGGTAATGCAGTTTTTAATGGTTCAGTTGCAGCAAAAAATTTAGCATCAGTTGGTGATTCAGGTGTTGCAGCAGGTGTTGCAAGTAGCTCAATAAGATTACTAGGTAATGGTTTAGCACATTCAAATATTGCTTGGCAACCAAATGAAAGAACAATATCTTTTCATACATCAATAGCAGGATTGGGATTAGATGATTATTGGGGTGCTGTTAGTCTTTATGCAGGTGGCGTTATTACAACTAATTCATCTTTTAAAACGACTTCACCTGTTTCATTAGTCGGTAATTATGATACAAATACAACAGAAGATAAATGTATTTGGACAATTGGAACAGGATGGAATACAGTTGCAACAATGTACGGTATTGGCTACGATTACGAAGTTCAATCAGGTTTTGGACATTCAATCTTTTTTAAAGCTGCTGGTAATAAGCATACTTGGATTAGTTTATCAACTGGTAATATCTATACAACTGGCTCATTTGTTGCAGGCGGTGAAATCACAGCCTATAGCGACAGACGTTTAAAATCAAACATTCAACCATTAACTTTAAGAGGTGATTTAAAACCAATGACATATGAAAAAGATGGTAAACAGTCAATTGGTTTTATTGCTCAGGACGTACAAGAACTTTATCCTGAGTTGGTGAAAGGTGAGGGTGAAGAAATGTTGAGTTTGAATTATGGGCAATTAACAGCAGTTTTATATGCTGAGATATTAGAGTTAAAAAATAAGATTAAGAAACAAAATAAAAAACTTAAAAAATTAAAAAATGGAAAATGAAGTAAGAACAGAAATTGTGAAAACAACATTAACAGGCACCATTGAAGGTAAGAGTGTTGTGATTAATTATGAGAATGAATTAGGAAAATTACCAACAAATGTAGGTGCTACTTGTAATATTCCAAATACAGAGAATCCTATGGAAAATACAAACATTAATGTTAGTGTAAATATTATGGGCAATAAAAATATCATTGTTAATGGAGCTCCTGCTCTTGGAAATATTTCTATGATATTATCAGGAATAGAATCTACTATACAAGGAATTTTAACTAATCCTCCAGTAGTATAGATAAATTAAAATAAAGGGCACTTATGCGCTCTTTATTTTTAAAATATTTGTATCTTTGCACATTAATGAATTAATAATTTTAATATGACACACGCAGACATTAGATTCCTATGGGAAGCCTTGAACGTATTTATTAAATACGTCGCAGATAATGATATAAAAAATCACTATCTAAATTATGGATTAAAAAAGAATGGTATAATTCTTGAAAAAGAATTTAAGTTAATACAAGAAAGTACATCTCAGAGACTTATTGAATTAGAAAGAAAAGCTATTGAATTAGGTAATGCTAAACTATCTGATTCCACAGAAAGAACTGATAGTACTCCATACCTTTTAGGATATGTAGAATTAACAGAAGAAGAAAAAGTAGAACATACTGTATTAGCACAGGAATTCAACACATTTTTACAGACTAAAAATGACACAAAATTATATATGTTGAAGTTTAGTGTAGAAGAAATGAAGAAATTACCTTTAACTTGGCAAATGAGTAATATTTTAGCCAATTTTGTAGAAGAATAAAATTAAACCCCTTAATACCAATTGATTATGAAAGAATTTAATGATTATTTTACAGTAATATTAGGTCATGAAGGGGGATTAGTGAATAACCCAAATGATCCAGGAGGTCAAACTAAATATGGAATCTCTTTATTATTTATAAAGGGACTTACTTTAGCTGATGGAGATATAGATCATGATGGAGATATAGATAGTAATGATATTAAAGCACTTACTATAGAAGATTCCAAGGAACTTTATAAAAAGTTCTTTTGGAATCCTTTGCATTTAGAGAAACTTGTAAATGAGGAACTAAAACTAAATTTATTTGATCACGGAGTAAATGCAGGGACTAAAACAGCAGTTAAATTACTACAAAGGATCCTATCATTAGATGATGATGGATCTATTGGTAACATGACTATTACTGCTGCCAATAATTACACAGGAAATATTATTGAGGAGTATAAGAAAGCACGAGAAAATTATTATTTAGCCATTATAGCTAAAAATCCTAAACTTAGTGTATTCAAAAATGGCTGGTTCAATAGAATAAAAACAACAAAATTTAACTCATGAACATTTTCAACTACGATAGTTCCGCTACTTATACTGAAAAAGAAAAACAATCTGAAGATTATCTAAAAGGATGTATTGATAAAGCTATTACAGAGTTAGTCTATGATAAAGACTATTTGCGTAAAGCATATAATTATTACAACTGTACTAGAGATAAAGATCAGTTCCGACATCTAGAAGAAAACTTTGGAATTGGAAGTTCTACAGCAGTAGAATTCATTCCTTTAGTACGTAGACATATTGATGCCCTAATTGGAGAATTACTTCAATCAAAACTTAGACCAAAAATTACATGTAAGGATTCAGAGACACTTTCTAAAATAGAAAGAGAGGCTCAAAAAGCTATTTACTCAGCAGAACTTAATAGAATTAAAATTCAACTCTCTGATAATATACAAGCTATATTTGGAGAAGGAAAAGAAGCAGTAGATAAAGCAAATGAAGAGGAACTTTCTAAACTAAAAGAAATTACTAAAAGGGATTTTATCTCAGAGTATGAAATAGCTGCTCAGAATATGATAGAATTTTTTTTACAATCAAGAGAAGTAAATCTTTCTTTAAAAAGAGAAAATCTTTTTAAGGATATTCTTATTGGAGGACAGTGTTATTATAAATCTAAAACTAAAAAAGGATCTCCTGTACCAACAGTAGAAGTATTAAATCCTTTTGATGTGTTTCCAGAGTTAAATGTAAACTCCACTTATATTAACAAAAGTAGAAGAATTGTATATGTGAAATACATGTGCAAGGAAGAAATTATAAACGAGTTTGGAGATGATATGTCTAAAGATGATTTAGATCTTTTACAAGATGTAAATCTAGATAGTTTCTCACATAATGTTTATTATATACGGGCTGAATCTGGCGGTATTGTTTCTAATGTAGAGGCTACTATTCCAGGAACTTATCCGTACTACAATGATAGTTATGCTGGAAATAATAGATATCCAGTTTACTACGTAGAATGGTTAGAAAATAATAAAGTAAAAGTGGGAGAAAAAACTTTCTTTAGAATGGACCGTTATAAAGGTGCTAGAATTGGAAGTGAAATTTATCTTAATATGGGAAAAGATGATACTGTATGTAGATCTATAGAAGATCCATATAATTGTACTCTCTCTATTAATGGTGTACAATTAACTACACGTTCTGGTAAACCATTTTCCATGGTATTGTCCACTGCTAATCTACAGGATAAATATGATATACTTCATTGGTATCGTGACACTTTAATTGCAAATTCTGGAGTAAAAGGTGACTGGATTGATGTGGCTTTAGTTCCTACATTCTTAGGAAATACTCCTGAGGAAAGACTTCTAAAACATGCTGCTTATAAAAAAGCTGGAAAAGCTTTATTTAATTCTGCCCAAGAAGGTAGAGGTGTTCCTATGAATACTACATTTGCAGGATTTGATGATACTGTTTCAGGACAATCAATCCAGGCAATACAACTTGCTATTACACAAACAGAAGATATATGTAGTGCTATTACTGGAGTATTTAGAGAAAAACTAGGAGATATAGAACAACATGATGCTGTAACGAATGTTGCGGTAGGAATGAGAAATTCTGCAGTAATTACAAAACAATATTTCAACACATTAAATGGAGTAGTAAAAGAGCTTCTCACAGATATGCTAAATCTATCAAAAGCTTCTTTAAAAAAAGAATTTAAAGGATCACTTATTTTAGGTAATAGATTAACTAGAATCTTTACAGTACTCCCAGAAAACATTTCTTTTACAGATCATGATATACATATTGGAGATTCTGAAGAAATTACTAGAGATATTGAGTTGATTAAAAATATGACTATGGAATTAATGAAAGCAGGTCTTGTGGAACCAGAACTTATGTTCGAGACAATCACAACAGAGAGCTTGACTGAGTTTAAAGAAACCGGCTTAAATTCACTACATAGACAGAAAGAGGCACAAGGAGTTATGGCAAATCTACAACAACAAGTTGCTCAATATGAACAACAAATGAAAGAAGCCCAAACTCAAATCCAACAACTTTCCTCTAAAGTACAAGAAAAGGAACAAGCTGAAATTCAATTAAAACAAGCAGAACTTAAGATGAAAACTGAACAAGGTGCTGCTAAAATAAAGAATGATAAAGACTTTAATGATCAGACTGTAGGATTAAAAGAAAAACAAATACAAGCTGAAGTTCTACAACTTGCAGATAGTAACAAGAAAAATGACGAAATTAAAAATATAGGATGAACATAACAAATTATAAAACAGGCTTTACTATTGCTCCGTCAATACTAACAAATCAAATGGCAGTTACTATTGTAACCTATTTGTCAACAACAAGTAGTACTATATTAGCATCATTTGTTACTAATGATGAGATCAATTACGATTTTTTAAAAGACGGACTCTATGAGTTCTCCCAAATAATATTTTCTACTATAGTTACTCCTACTGGATATTATATTGCTAATAACAAAGTGTATTTAAACACAGTACTTGTACCAGATATGGTTACCTTATTAGATAATACAGCTATCACTAAAGACTCTGTAAAAATTGTAGTTATTAATGATATAGAAACTTGTTATTCTAATTTAATAAAAAAAGTCTTATCTAATAAATTATCTAAGATTTGTGATATTACACATCATGAAGAAGAGATAAAAGATATTCTTCAAATGGCAATAACAGCCATCAAATATGCCTCAGAATTAGGTCTGATTTATCAAGCACAACGTATCGTTGAATCTATAATAAGTTCATGTGATATATGTGGTACTACTAATATTGAAAATTGCGGATGTAATGCGTGAATTAGAACTTAAATTACTAAATAGTTTTATAAAAATTTTAGAATCTTATGAGGGAGGGAATCCCCTTCCTTATAAAAATTTAAAACTTTATATGGAATCTTATGAGATGAATATATTAACAGACCAAAAATACTATGAATTCGTATGGGACAATTTATAACAACAGTTGGTAATGTTACAATTACCACTCCTACTAGTGTTTCTATGCCAGATTATAATCTAGCAGAGAGCATTCTTATACCACTACAAAATCCTTATAATCCAGCTACTCTAAGTGTAACACAGGTTACAGGAACTTCCACAAAAGATCTAATGAGTCAAAAGGCTACTACGGATGCAATTAATGGGGTACAAAATAATTTAACTAATGCTATTAATGCTTTACCTGCATTTCCACCAGAGACAGAGCCTGCATTTAATGCTTCTATTGCATTTAATTTAACATCTTCTGATCTCACTAATTTTAGAACAGCTTATGGATGGGGTAATCATGCGGGATTATATAGACCGATTGGTTATGTACCAGCTTGGAGTGAAATTTCTTCTAAACCTGTCTTTGCTACAGTAGCTACTACAGGAAGTTACAATGATTTAATAAATAAACCTACACTATTTAATGGAACATGGACCAGTTTAACTGGAAAACCTACTGCCTTAAGTGCCTTTACTAATGATTTATTATTTATTTCATCTTATACGGAAACTGACCCAACAGTTCCTTCCTATGTAAAATCAATTTCCTCTACTAATATAACCAATTGGAATACAGCAGTAACTAATTCGCATTTGCATGCTAATAAAACTGTACTTGATGGTATAGATGCTACGGCAGTAAGTAATTGGAATGGAAAACAACCTGCTGGGGCTTATTTAATTGCCTCTGATATTACAGGTAAAGAAAATATTTCTAACAAAGAAAATACAACTCTTGATACTTCTATCACTAAATATCCCACAAATAATTTAATCAAAACTTATGTAGATAATAAAACCACATCTTTAATTCCTACAAATAGTAAAATAATTCCTACAGATTTTATATGGACTGGAGTTTTAACTGGATCAAATCAAACATGGATAATCACATTTAATCATGTTATTAGTGGAAATGTAACAATTCCTGCAAATGTAACTTTATATTTTATGGGAGGGTCTATTACAGGTATTACTACATTAACAGGAAACAATACTAAAATTATTGCGGATGATGCTAATATAATTTCAGCCACAACTATAGCTGGAACTTGGACCACAGATCATACGTGGTTTAGATGGTTTGGGGCCAAAGGTGATGCTGCTACAGATGATTATGTTAAAGGTCAGCAGTTGCTTGATTGGGCATATTCTAATAATAGGATGAAAGTATGGATGGGTACTGGACGTTATAGGGTAGCAACAAGTGGTTTTACAATAAAAGTAGATTTTGAAGGACAAGGGAATCATACATATGGTAATTCTAGTGAAATATACAACAGAACTACAAGTGGTTATGGAGTAAAAGTAGCAGAAAATTACATTACCCTACAGAATTTTACAGTTTATGGAAATGCTACTGCTAATTTTGGAGTAGGTGCTACTTGTGGAGATGGTATATTAGTAGATGGTACAATCTATACTGGAATTCAGTATGTAACTTTTAAGAATGTAATTGCAATAAGAAATAGTTATGGATTTAGATTTACTGCAGGTGCCTGGTTAATAAACTTTTATGATTGTTATGCAGTTGAGAATCTCTATGATGGATTTAATGCAGATTCAGGGGATGGTGGTGTAGTAAATACAGGTCAGAAAAATCATATAAATTGGTTTGGCTGTACATCTACTGGAAATGGTCGTAATGGCTGGACTCTATGGGGAATGTCACTTCATTTATATGGATGCGATGCTGAATTAAACTACGCTCAAGGAGTTGACTTGAATAATGTACTCTCAAAAGATAGAACTTTTGATGTAGATTGTTTAAATACAATGATTTCAGGTTGTCACTTTGAAGGCAATGGTTATGGGGCTATCCATGTTAGTGGTGGAATATATAATACACACTACATGTATGTTAGAGGATTGATTATAGAGGGATGTTATATTTATGATGGCACAGCTTTAATGAAAGATAGTAGAGTAAATTCTTTACTATTTGAAAGTTATGGTGCAGTAAATGAAGGAACAGGTGCTATACGTAATGTCAGAGTAGCTAATAATACATTTGCGGGAGACATGGCTGTACTATGTAATTTTAATGGATTACTTGATGCACAATCATATATCGATTTACCTACTGATACTCATTTTATAAACTTTGGTAGAGCTACTAATCCAAATCAATATCGTACTTTAGTTATTAATGGTTATTTTTATGCAAAAGGAGTTACTTGGACTAATCCATTAAGATCTGAGACAGTACCAACTGGAACTACAGTATCTTTTCCAATAACATTACCTTCAAATTGTAATATTCAACAATATAAAATTTGGGTACAAACAGATGCTACTAATTATACAATTACTTTTAATACAATGGCTCGTGATGGTTTAACTGGAATTGGAGCATATGGTAATTCATTGATTTATACAGATGCTATTGCAGGAAATTCAGGAAGTAAACTTATAAACTCTTCCACTACTGGATCATACACAGCTTCTAATAGAGTTATTGAGAGTAAAAATGATATGTATCTTAACATTACTGTTACGATTACTACTCCTGGAACTTATCTTTATTTAGGTAATCCTGTTATACTTTACAAACCTTAAAACTACAAATAAAAAATCCATGGTTGTTTATTTTAAAAAGTAAATAATCATGGATAAATTAAATTTTTTTTAAATAAAGTTTGTGTTTGTAAATTAAAAAGTTTACATTTGCAAAATTAATTAATAGGAAATAATATGACACAACCCACAATGAAAGTTCTTGATGATAGTTATCTCACGGACGACGATGATTTTGCAACTGGAAATCAAGATTTAAGTCCCATCGAACTAGACCCTATAGATCCTATAGAGGAAGGTGATGAAGGAGATATGACCATCCGCCAACTAAGCGCAGATGAACGTGATGCACCAGCACCCATACAAACACCCATAGACACAGATATTGTAGCACTTTTACTTAAAAATAAAGGTATAGTAGATCCTACTCAAATTCTTTTTGAAGAAGAAGATGGTACTGAAACTACTCGTGATTTTAACACTTTAACTCAAGAAGAACAATTAGAACTTCTAGAAGCTAATGATAGTGAAATTAATTACGGCCTGGAAGATACAGAAGTAGAAGCTGTAAATTATTTGAGAGAAAATAATGTAACTCTAGATGAACTTATTGCTTATCATAGAAGAACAGCAGTAGAAGAATTTCAAAACTCAGGAGAAACCTCTTTTGAAATTGACGCCTTCACAGATGAAGAATTATATGTATTAGATTTAAAAGCTGAATTTGAAGATTTTACTAATGAAGAATTAGAAATCAAGTTGACTAAAGCTTTAGAAAGCCCTGATTTATTCAAAAAGGAAATAGATAAAATAAGGAGTAAATATAAAACCTTAGAAGAAGAAGATAGAACAGCCTCTGCCGCCCTATTAACACAGGAACAAGAAGAAGCTTTTCAACAGATTACAAATGCTATAAGTGACGTGGCAGCACGTACAGACGATATGTATGGCATAGACCTAGAAGAATCCGATAAGGAAGATATAATTAATTTAATAACAGATAGAGATTTAAACGGTGTAACTCCGTTAGTTAAGGCACTTGATGATCCTGATAAATTATTTAAAGCAGCTTGGTTTATTGCCAAGGGAGAAGAGGCTTTTGATATTCTGCATAAATATTACACAAAGCAGATTGAAGAAGTTAGAAAAACCTCACTACAAAAAGGAAGAGAAGAAGTTACGAAAGGTTTACAAACTAAACCTGTAAATAGAATTCCAACTACCTCTACTACTAGACAAACTGCTCCAGCTAAAAAAGTCATGACAATGGATGACCTCTACAATAATATAAACGATTAATAACGTAACAAATTAAATTATGGCTTTAGTAACAAGTTTTGTTAGTCAAGGTCCCTCAATGGGCCAAACTAAGACTTATGAAGACTTTGGAAAATTCCTTGGACTTCGCCCTCATAGACTAGGTATCGTCTCTAAAATGTATCCAAATCTAACAGCGTCATTCTTAACTGAATCGCTTATGAACATCTACTACAATGAAAACAAAGCTTCCAAATTCCAAAACATTGATGCAATGGTATTTGAGTGGGAGATTGATGTTAACTTCATCAAACGTGTAGAATTTGCAGCTGTACCTACGGGAACAGGATTGAATGGTTCAGATATTATCATGCCATTCAAAGAAAGATATTACGAAAAATATGATACTTTTCGTATCGAAGGTTCTCGTCAGCAATGTTTTGTAAAGAGTTCTCCTATTCGTAAAGCTGATAACTACTGGGAAGTTGTTGTACAGTTAATCGATGCTGATTATTCATCAGTTCTTGATACTACTGCTACACAAGTAGGAAATACAACTCGTTGGATTTCTAACTACCATCCTGAATTATCAGAAGAAGGTTACACTAAGTATCAATCAAATATTGAAAGACATAGAAATCACATTTCTCTTCATAGAAATGATGTATCTTTCTCTAGTCAGTTCGCTGCTTTAGAAGATGTATTTATTTCAATTGGACAACCAGATGCTGCTAATAACGGTAACTTCAAAGAAGTGGTTTACAAGATGAAGAAAAAAGAACAAGAATGTCTTGAATCTTTCATGTTGGCTAGAAATCAAGGAATGCTCTTTGGGAAATCTAACTTTGATAAGAATGGTAAATGCACCATTACTGATCCTAAAACAGGACGTGCTATCCCAATGGGAGATGGTCTTATTGCTCAAATTGAAAGATATGCTAACAAATATGCTTATGCTAAGTTAACTATCAATGCATTCGATACGATGATTGAAACCATGCGTGAACGTGCAAAAGAACCAACGGGCAACCAATGGGTATTCGTTTGTAACGAGAAAATGTGGACACAAATCCAAAGAACTCTTAGAGATTATCTTAAAGACTGGAAAACAAATGGTGTGTTCTTCTACTCGAAGAAAGCCGGTGGTATGGTAGAAGTAGGGGCAACCTTCGATACTTATAACTTCGGTGGTAACCAATTAACTTTCCACGTTGATAGAAGTTTAACATACGAATATCCTGATAAAGGCTACGGTTTATGTATTGACTTAACATCAGATAAAACTTCAGGTGTTCCTGCAGCTCAGATGTTCACACTTAAGGGTGGTGAATTCATCAGAGGCGTACTAAAAGGTGTTGGTGGAATGGATGGTGTAACTTCAGGTGATGTAAATACTGCTGTCGCAGGTAGTAAGATTATTCACATGGGTTATGCAGGTATTGGAATTTACAATCCTTACCGTTCATTTATCATGATGGAACAGTAATATATACAATAGATAAAAGGGGGCAGAAATGCTCCCTTTCTTTTTTTATAAATTTTTTACAAATCCTGCATCTATTTGAAAAATAATTCTTATATTTGCGGAATTAACAATAATATTGAACTAATATGGAAAACAGAATTATTATTCGTAGTGTCTTTAAAATTACGAAATGTTACATGGAACCTGCTAAGGATCCAAAAACCAACCGATTCCCTGACTCAGTAAGAGAAGTGAATTCTGCTGGTGATATGATCCTCTCAGAAGAAGATCGTAAATCAGGAAAATTTTTCGTGAAATCTACGGATGTCATTGAAATTACTGATGGTAAAGAATTTAACTTGGATGACCCAATCGATGTAGCACAGTGGGATTCTATTAAATTCTCAAAAAGAATTGCACAGGATAGAATGGAAAAAGATATCTTAGGAAATCTTTCAATTGATGGAAATGCATTACGTTATGGTACTGCAGAATTTTACATCGAACATCCTGGACAAGAAACAAAACAAAAAATCAACAGAAAACTTATTATACACAAGGCCATTGGTTTTATCTTTGGAGATTCTCCAGAAGGTTTATATCAGAAAGTTAGAATTCTAGGTCATGAAATGAAGGGCAGCTCAATTAGTGATGTGCAAGATTACTTGCATGCTATCGCAGAGAAAGATCCCGAAAAAGTAATTGATCTATATACAGGAGGTGATACTCAACTAAGAATTTTCTTGTTAGACTCAATTGATAAGAATGTAATCTTAAACAGAAATGGTTTATTCTATTATGCTGATACTATTTTAGGAAGTGCTGATTCTGCAGTAATTAACTGGTTCAAGCAACCTGCTAACAAGACAATGGTAAACATTATTAAAGCAGAGACTTATCCAGATTTAGTACTAAAAAATTATGCTACTAAACAAGAAGGAGTAACAGAATCTTTACCAATTAAAGAAGAAGTTTCTAATACTCAAACAACAAAACCAATTAAAAAATAAGAATTATGACAGTAAGAGAAGTTTATGATTATCTTTTGACCGAGAGCAATAAAGTAGAAGCTCCTTCTATATTACTGGATTCTTTCAATTATTTTTTAGGGAAAGCAATAAATGAAACAACTAATCAATGGTATGCTTTTTATGAGCAAAACCAATTAGTTACTGATAACTTAAGGGTACTCACACGCCCGGCCACATTAGTTAATGCAAATATATCTACGGGAGACTTTTACAAGCTTCCTGTAGATTACTGGCATCTTTTACCAGGTGGTATAGTGAATTTTGTACAAGCAGATGGAGCAACTCCCTGTGATGCAACTTGGCAATCAACTCCTATTAAATTAGATAGTCAAATAAACTCAGGTATACTTAAAGATTATTATACAAAGCCATCTTATAAGAGGCCCTATTTGTATATGCATGAGTTTCATAACACTACAACAGTTGGAGGAGTTACTACCACAACCATTTATGAAATTGAGATTAAAGCCGGTAAAAAAAATATTTATAAACCGACTACTCTATATATAGATTATTTAAAAAAGCCCAATCTCCCTAATAAAACTCTAAAGGAGACGGACCCAACTAACCTCTACCTTACATTTGAAGAGTTAGAGTCAGATACAGATATCTCTCAAAAACTAGAATTCCCAGAGAATTATTGTTATGAGATTGTCAACAAATTAACAGCACTTGTTCTGGAGCAAACTGGAGATCCTAGATTGCAAAACAATATTCCATTAAATCAAACAATGGTGCCTCCAAAACAGGGATAGATAATGCTTTATTAATTTAAAATATTTTAAACTATGTTTAATTTTACAACTGAAACAATTTTAAACGACCTATCTAAAGTTAAAGGTCTAATTGGAGCTCTTACTGCTCCAGCATCAGGATTCAACTGGGATCCAGGTATTGAAGCTACTAAAAAAGCTCTTTACGTAGAACGTATTAACAAATTTATCGTTGGTGGTACTGACGATTACGTTAAAGGTGCAAAAGTATACAAACGTGTAGCCACTGCTGCTACTCTTGCTCAAAGTAAGATCACTATTCCAACAGTCGTTGTTGGTAATCTATACAGAGTTGGTGTACAAGTTTCTACAAACGGATATGCAGACGGACAATTTGCTCGTGACAGGACTACTTATGGTAAACCTTTCTACATTGAGCAAATAGCTACTGCTACTACTGCTGCTACTTTAGCTACAGCTCTTGCTGCTGCTTGGAACAAGACTTTTGCAACTTATGATAACTTTATCACTGCTACAGTTTCCACAGCTGATTTGATTTTTACCTCACTAGGTAATCCATTCATTCAGTTCAAAACAATTACATTTGAACAATTAGATTTAATCACAGGATTAGCAACTGATCAAGGACTTGCTGTTACTAACGTTGCTGTAGGACAAGCTTCTTTCGGAGATTACACAGATTTACTTAGAAATCATAGATTACCTACTCTTGATAATTTCCGTCCATTTGGTGAAAACCAGGAAGAATTACCAGCAGTTGGAGCAACCTATAATCAATATACTTTAGAGTATATTGCAGCACGTGGATCTATGGACCCATCTAGTGTTGGTGGACTTGCAACTTCTAAAACAACACACGTTTTCTATGTAAACGCAGCTGCTCCAACAGTTATTCGTCACTTACAAGGAACTACAGGACAGACAGGAGCATATTCTTTTGATATGATTCTAAAAGCACAGGGTTTAAGCATCATTGATGCACAGACTGGAGCTGATTTAACTGCAGGTGTTACTCTTCCAACTGAAGCATAAGATTATTTTTATAGACTAATTAACCGAAAGGTAGGTAGGGTAACCTATCTACCTTTTTTAATATAACACCAATGACACTAGAACAATTAACTTCTGCTGTATATAATAACATAGTCTCTGGTTTAAAAGGAACAAATGCTAACGTACCTGTGGCACATGAACATATAGAAGATTCAATCATTGCGGAGAGGCTTTTAATAATCAAGGAATATATGATTAAGGGAATTCTCCCAAGAAGGGATCTTTTAATTACAATTCCTTGTTTAGCATTAGAGTGTTTTCCAATAGAGAGATGTCCAGCTTCATGTGGAGTAACTAAAGCTGGGACTAATTATTTACATTTTGAACTTCCACAAATTATACAAGACTTTGGAGAAGAAGCTATCGATTTTATAGGTTCTAAGGACCATATGAATCCTTTTAAAGTTTACTTGGACAATAGTTTCATCTATAATAAATATCGCACTAGAAGGTCTAATAAGCCCTACGTTTGGGTAGATACTACTCCTAATAGAAATGGAAAATATGATGTATATGTATTTAATGCACCTTTGATGAAGGAAATTACAGCAGTGATTATTCCAAAGGATCCTAGGCAAATTTCTGAGTATGCTTGTTGTCCAGATGAACTTGACTACTTCTCATTCTTTTCTGCTGATATAGAGAAAAGAGTATCCGAAAAGTTTTTGAGATATTACAGAGAAGTCGTATATTTGCATCAACCAAGTGATAATTCAATTAAACCTTAACTATGGAAAAATTTCCCTTTTATACTGCAATGACTATGGTAAAAGATTTCTGGGGAGTCTCTTTAACTCCCGATGATTTTGAATCTTATGCTTACAATGCATGGAACCACATAGGTAATAAAGACACTAAACTTTATAGATATACCACAACTATTTCTGGGGGATATATAGATCTCCCTTGTAATGTAGATATTATAGAATCTGTAAACTCTACTATGGAAGATTTTTACAAACCAGAAAATGTTACTAGAGAAGACTATTCTAATTTAACAGCACAGTCCTATATAGAAAGTAGAAAAACAGATCAATCTCCTTATTATCAAAGAGGAAAACAACTTAAATATGAGCGCTCAGGTAATACATTGTATTTTCCCACAGCAAATCAAATAGACGTTGTTATACTTTATAAAGGAGTGCTAGTAGATGATGATGGATTACCTTCATTAAATTTTAAAGAAATTGAAGCAATTGCAAACTATTGTGCTTTTATATATTACAGAAAAAAAGGATCAATGACTAAAGATAGTGCTCTGTTGCAAGTATCACAATTAGCCCAAACAGCTTGGCAAAAAAGCTGTGATGATGCCAGAACTCCTATTGAATTATCTCAAAACTTTATGAATGATCTTTTAGATGTACAATCTAGTTGGGATCGTAAACGTTTTGGTAAATCATTTAAACCACTTAAATAATGTATAGACAAGCACACGCTTTTTCTCAACTAGATTTATTTCATACTTATGATGTTAATAATTTAAAGTTTAAGGAAAATTGTGGAACACATAGAGAAATCAAAGCAATTTATAAATACGAATCAAAAAGTAACTTAGTTGCTAAGATTTTTCTAGCTTTAATAAAGCTAATAATAAAAGATATGGTTAAGGGTGGGCATACATTTCATTTACCTACTAAAACTATAGCAATGTTTACCTGGAAGAAAATGCAAGATGATAGATTTAAAAGAGCATATACGGGAGGTAATTTTCCTAATTTAGATTTCATACAGGCCAATTTTACAATATTTACTCCTATTATGAAATTCTATTATAGAAAACAATTTGTAGAAAAAGATATGATTCCTTCGTCAGATTTAAAAGGAGAAATTATAGAAAAAACTAATAATGGATTTAAATATTGTTGAGGATGGCACAAAAAAAATATGAAGATTATGCACAAGAACTCTATAAATTATTCCCGCACATAGAAGAAAAATCTATAGATGATATAGCAAATTTTGGATTAAAAAAAATTTATCATTATGCAAAAACAGGAGGAGATATATTCTTAAGAGTTCTATCATTTTATTTATTTATTGGGAATTATAAAAAAGAGGGAGAAAATCAGTGGATTAGTAGTACACACAGAGAACATATTAAAAGAAGAAAGCTATTTAAAGAGAAAAAAATTGCTTGGAATAGAAAGCATTATTTTGGACTCACAGAAGAAGAAAACTCTGAGTTTTTGAAAAATAAAACTCTTCCCATTATTTCTCTTTATAAATTAATGAAAGAATGTGCTATAAGAAAGGATATTAGATATATCTATCAAACTGATTTAGGTTACACACAAATTGATAAAAAAGTCCTTTGGTCTGAAAAAAGAGAAAACTTTTCCATAGATGATTGTATTCCCTCTAAAGAAGGGACTATACTATTAGAGAAAAGAAAGAATAATAGGGAGTTAAAATTAAAAACTTTATAAATGAAAAAAATCACACAGAATAGTTTTGGTAAAGGCATGAACATGGATCTTAATCCATTATCTACACCAAAGGATGTACTAACAGACTGCTTAAATGGAACTATCATCACATATAATGGAGATGAATTTAATCTTCAGACTGAATTAGGAAATGTACAAGTAAGAGTTACTGGTGCAGACACAGAAGATCCAGATGCTCTTCCACAAGGATTTATTCCTCTGGGAATTAAAGAGTATAATGGAATCATGTATATAGTAGCCCATAATCCATTTACCAAGGAAACGAGAGTTGGAAGTTTACCTTCTCCTCAAAGATATGTGGTTGTTAGTGATGGTGATAACTTAACTACTAAAACTATAGCTGATTTATGGGGAGATTCTGCTGGACTAAAACAATCTATTAGTATAAACCATGGAATGAATTTATTAACTTCATTTATTACAAGTGGAGATAAATTTAGAATTGCTTTAACTCTTGATGGATTAACTTGGGCTCATGCACACGAACTTTTAACTAAGTTTGTGAATAACTATGCCCCTACCTCAGTAAATGGAAAAGACAGGGGAACTGGTTATTTTAACTTCAACTATTATGTCATGGACATAGATGGTAATTTAACTCCTATTCCATTAAGTCTTTCTCCTAATTTTACAGGTGATTATTCTGATATAGATTTCACACCATCTCCTGGTTTAGGTGGAATAAATGGTGTTTATAAAGTATACAAAGATGATGCTAAGGCTGTTATTGTAGTGATAATGACTCCATGTACTTTAGAGGCATTTGATTTTACACTTGCTGGGGATAATACAGGAAATATTTTAAAATCTAAAATTATTTTCAATAAAAGTTCTATTATTGAGAACTCTGCTATTAAAGTCAAGACAATAAAAATAAAAACAACTAGTTCTGAGGGAACTACTATTGCTGATAAATATTTTGATTATGAAGCATATCAAAATGGCACAATGGAAGTTATCATTACTAAAGAAGATGTGCCAAATACTGCTGTGTCTTTTACAGCAGGTACTGTATTAACAGTAACTTGCACTCCTATAGATCAATTTGGTAGAGAATTGATTGATCTTACTGTGACCAAAACTTATGAGATCAGTTCTTTACCTTTAGGTATAGACGCTCATAGTCATTTTACTTACGTTTTAAATGATAATGATACTATTACAATAAAATATAATTTCTTGTATAAAGGACAGGTAGGAATTGTAAATACGAATATTGAGTTTTATGATTTTTGGTCCAACATAAGTACTTTAAAGATGGATATACCAATAGTAGATGGTGAATGCTCAGTGACCCTTTCTTTATCTGCTGCTCCTGCTTCTAAAATATTTGATGGAACTACACAAGGTGGTTATCCTACCTCAGGTATAGAAACTTCTGTATCTACTCAAAAAATAATGGCCTCTGGTAATAGAAAAACTAGAACAACTATTCTTAGAAAAAATCACTGTTACTTAATTAGAATATTTGGAACAGAAACTGTTGATTATAATATCTTTCAGTTATTATATACCTTACCAATTCCTAAATTTGTAAATACAAATGCTAAGAATTTTGGTTCAATTGATATTGTACAAGGTTTACTTCAAAATGGCAATTATGATCTTGATTTTGTAGGAACACAATTAGCAGACAGTACTCAGGGACTATTAACATTAACAAATACTCCAGTTTTTACTGCCAATACAACAAATTATAATCCAATTTCTGGAGATCCTACAGATGCATATCGTTTATATGGTGGCCCAGTTTTTAATGAATATTACAAACCATCTACAGAAGCTTTAAAAAAGACAAATTGGTCTTATGTGGACTCTTATTATAGAAATCCATATGATGGACTTTTCTATAACGGATTAGATAGTGTTATTACTAATATAGGATATCATAATTTCTCAGAAATATCAATGAAGTTAGGATTTACAAATTCTAATGTAACTTTTAGTCCAACTTTATTTCCAGCTGGTAATGCATATCTTTCAACTCCTTTAAGTACTGGAGGATCTCCTAAAGACTTTAAATTTAAACTCTTAAGTAATTGTAATATTACCACTGCAAATCAAACAGGAACTATTAAATTAATACCTTATAGTAAAGTGAATTCTGGTACTCCTCTTTTATTTGGAGAAGTGGACCATACTTTATTTAAAAAGAGTATACAAATAAAAGGGAACTTAATAAATTTTACCACTAACATATTTGATAAAGACTTTACTTATAGTAATTTCCCAGACATAGTTACTAATTTTACTTGGTTAAAAGGAGGGGTAGATAATACTGCTAGTACTTCAGCTACAGTAAAAGCAAGTTTAACTACAACTGATATTTTAGACACAGTTACTCTCTCAAATATTACCTTAGCATCACAAAGATTAACCACTGCCCCATCTCTATTCTCTTCTTATAATAAAACTTTTGCAAGAAATAAGAACTTTAGATATTTTACATGGGAATCTGCTCAAACTGCTAAATCTAAAAGATACAATGCTAACTCATATGCTACATTAAGTGATTATACTGATTTTAAATTAGTTGGAGGAGATGATAATGCCAGAAGTTTTACTATTATAGTTCCACCGACTGGATCATTAGTAAATAAAATTGTTACATATGCTTGTACCTTAGGTATAGATATTAATCTTTCTTTAGAATTATCTGATATTTATAGTACAGATTTAATTTACACAGCTATTCAAAATATAGGAGTGCTTGTAGATCAAATTACTGGAAATAAAATCTCAGAAGTTAGAACAGGTGTTACCTTTACTCCTACTCAATTCGTAATTGGTTGTAACTCATCTTCTGCGGGAAATAATGTTTTGCAAACTATTTACCAAGTATACAAAACTAATACTCCTATTTATGTAGATCTATTAGTATCAGATCCAGCAATAGCATTAAATGTCTACAATCAATTATGGCTTTCTGATTTAGTAACTAGACCTTATATTGGTATGGTAGGGTCAACTTATTTAGATGATCTATGTGTATATCAAAGTTATAAGGAAACTATCTTAGCACAATATGCTGATAGTGCAAATATTGATTATGTGTCTACAGGAACAGATACTTTAGATTTAACGGCCAATAATGTAATTTATAATACTAATACTCCAGTAATAGATAAGTCTCTTAGATACTTAACTAAAACTTGTTTTGGATCTGCTACTTTAATGCCATTTACTCTTAAATCCATGGATGATATTATAACTAATTGGAAGAGTAATAACGCAAGTTTCCAAATTTTGTATAACTTTGCCAAAGTAGATGGGGGAGATAGAAACATTCCTTGGAATTATATAAGTCTTCCTATCTGCACAGTACCTCTTAGAAACACTAGAATACAATTGAATGCTGGAAGTCCTGTAGCAATGCAAAATATCTTTACAAATAGTAAAACACGATTAGAAGCTTCTACTCCTTTAATTTCACAAACAGGAATTACTCCAGTAATTAAATCGGTATTATCAGGTGATCTATATACAGTACAAACTACAAATCCTTATTTCTCTTTAATAGATAGTAATGCCTCAAATAATATAAATAATACTGTACTAAAAATTCCTGTAATTAATACCACAACTTTAGCTGGTAGAATTATGCAAACAGAAAATGCATATGGAATTGACAAATATTTAGTAGATCCTCCAAGTATAACAGAAATTACAAATGGAAGAACCTATACAGCAGGAGAAAGTTTTGGAGGAGGAATTATATTTTATGTAGATGGCACAGGAAAACATGGTTTAATAGTAGCAAAAGAAGATTGCAGTGTTGGTATATTCTGGGCTAGAAATTCTGGATGTACTTGTGGAGCAACTTATACAACAGGAGCTTCAGGTACAGTCATTGGAACTGGTTATACAAATACAAATATTATTAGTGCTAATTGTTGTGCTAGTCCATATGCAGTTTCAACTTGTTTGAGTTACAGTTCTAATGGTTACATTGATTGGTTTTTTCCAAGTGTCTCTGAGATGCAAAGAATGTATACTGCAGGAATGTTAAGTAAAGGAATTGGAATTAGTACAAGTCAAGATTACTGGACTTCAAGTGAATCTACTGGAGGTACAAGTGACCATTATGCTTTTATGTATAATTTTGGAAGTAATACTTCTGCAGCAGTATTAAAAAATAATGATCGTAGAGTAAGAGCAATTAGAAAATTTTAAAAATAAAATATGATAAAACTTTATTACACAGGGTTAGATCTACCTGAAATAGATCCAAATACATATACTACTCTGTTATTAGATTTAGCTAGTAGACTTTCTTACACTTTACCAGTGGATTTTAAGTTTGAATTTAATGTATTACTAGATAAAAATTTAATTGAGGGAGATCTCTCTTATGTTTTTAAACCATTCCAAAACATTAGATATTCTGGAAATACTGATGAAATAGCTGGGAAAATTAGTGGAGAGTTAATTGATTTTTCTACTACTAAATTGGATTATTCTATTAACTATCCAGTAGAAATTGAAATTCAACCCTCATATGATGGAACTGTAAACTTAATTCTCTCTGATAATCACACTCCTCCTAGGTTAATTAACTCTAGATTTAGTGTAACTGAGGGTCGTCGTTTCTATATTGTAGATAGAGAAGGTAATAAAGATACTAATATTTATGATGATGATAAAATTGATAATCAAACTCGCTTATATAAAACCATTAATAGAATTCCCAAACTTGAATTTTTAGGATTAGATAATGATGGTAAATTAAATGTGGGTAATTATGTTTTTTATTTTAGATTAGTAGATGCTGATGGAAATGAAACTGATATAATCACAGAAAGTGGTATAATTAGTTGCCACATTGGTAATATTAATGATCCTAAATCTATTAGAGGAGGAATGGGTAATGAAAACAGTGGTAAAGCATTAACATTTAGACTGACCAATCTAGATAGTAATTATAATTTTTTAAACATTTATTACTCACGTAGTACCTCAGATTATTCTGAAAAAGAGATTACTACTTATTATAAAATTGATACTAAATTTACTATTAAATCTCAGTCTATTGATTTAAAGATTACTGGTTTTGAAGCCATTTCTCCAATTACTAAAGAGAGTATTAATGTTCAATATAATATAATTGATAGAAATAAAACTCTAGCTCAAGCTCAGAATATGTTATTTCTCTCAAATATTCATAGAACTACAATTCCATATAGAGAATTAAAGGACCTATCTTTAAGAATTTTACCTTTTCCAGAACAATCTATGAATATTGGGGCATTAACTCCAGAATACACACCAATTTCTGAGGGTAAATTTGCTTATTTTGATAGTAATAATGTGTATGAATACACAGGATATTGGGATGAGGAAATGTATAGATTAGCTATAGTCTACATTATGAAAGATTATTCTTTATCTGATCCTTACAATATTAGAGGTAAAGATTTTAGTAATAATTCAGTTATGACTATTTCCCCAAGTAATCCTTACACTAATTTCTATTCAGAAAAACCTTTATATGATGGTAAAGGAAATAGACTTTATATTGAGGAAGAAGATAATTTATTAGTGGGATCTAAATATAAATTGGAGAATACTAAAGGTGTAATTAAAATTGGAGGTATGGGAATTACCTCACAAATTACCAATTCTGAAACTAAACCTATTACTATTAAAGTAGTGGTTCCAATTGATGTACAAACAGAATTAAAAAAATATACTAAAGGTTTCTTTCTTGTAAGACAAAAAAGGATCCCAACTATCTTGTGCCAAGGTTTATCTATTGGCCATGATAAAATGTCTGGATTACCTTTACTTCCTGAATATAGTAATGACGTTAAAAAATTAGTACATACTGTACAAGGAGTTCATATTTATAAACCAAAATACTCTTCAAATTATGCAAATACTTCTTATACAAGTATTAATGCAGCTTTAAAAGACACTTCTTTCTATAGACTTCCTTCAAAAGGCGAGAGTTTTTTTACCTTTGTAAATGATAGTATTTTAAAGAGTGCCTCTATAGAAAATCTAAATCCAGGAGGTGCACTTTTAGTACCAGATGCTTTATTAAATTCTGAGTATCTCTCACAAATGTTTAGCGGTTCAGATTTCTCATTAACAAGTGCTAAATTTAAAACTATAAGTGGTGGATTTCAAAGATACTTCTCAGCCACAGATGTTCCTGTAAATAAAACTTTAGAGGAATTAGATGATTTAGCCACACATTTCGTAATTACTGATTACACTGAAAACTTAATACCTTCCTCAGAAAAATCAAAATTAATTTTAGTTCCTGAGGATACTACTTCTATTAGTTTGGATACTTCCTACTATTCTACACGCGCTGGAGAAGCAGAGGAAGCTTGGAGATTTTCTGCATTCTTAAAAAAAGAATTAGAAATTGTTGAAACTGATGTAACTCTAGATGGAGTTACTTATAAAAAAGAATCTAATGATTTAATTAGAGGAGTATTTACACCTTTTATTGGAGCTTTGGGTACTTTAAAAACTTCCGGGGGTTTTTATAATATTAGAACACTTGGTTACTCAGATAATAATGTCTCTGATTATTTCAAAGTACGTTATAATGATAATTCTCCATTCATGGCTATTTCAGATAGATATGATTGGGATCGTTTTGATATAGATGCTGTCCCACAAGACACTTATAAAACTTTAAGTTTATACAGAGGAGATTGTTTTATTAACCAGGTTTCTGTAAGAATGTTAAGAAATTTTCAAGATCCTGAATCACCTGTAAATGATATAATAGTAGATGTTAATACTTTAGAAAATTTTAAAGGATATGGAGTAAAACTTACTGATACATTAGAGCTTAATAAAGAAAGTCTTGAGAAAATTAATAGAGGAGATGTAAATGCTGTTAGATTAGGATACTGGGCAACTTTTAAATTTTGTAGTAACATTAATTTTGCTTTTAGATGTGTTGATCCTACTTATATCTCAGAGTATGCTCTAGCAGGCAGGCCCAGGTCATTCCATCCTTTATATAGTAGAAGTTTGTCGGGTACAGCTAAGATAGCAGATTCTGGAGCTATGAATGTAGGTTATAACTCAACTACTTCTGATAAATATTATTATTCAGTCACAGACATTCCTGCTATTAAAAATGATTTTACAAATCGTGTAATGTACTCACAAGTACATGTAACAGATGCTTTTAAAAATGGTTTTAGAATTTTTGAAGGATTAAATTATAGAGATTATACAATTGAATTTGGAGCTATTACTAAGATTATTTCTTGGTTTGGTAACTTAATAGTTGTGTTTGAAGCTGGTGTAGGTATTCTCCCAATCAATGAGAGAACTTTAGCTGGACAATCTGAAGGTGAGAATGTTTATCTTCGTAATGCTGGTGTACTTCCAGAAAAACCAATGATGGTTTCTCATGGTATAGGCAGTGCTTGGTCTGATTCTATTCAGATTTCTAAAAATTATATTTATGGAGTAGATGCTGTTGCAAAAAAAATCTGGAGAACTGATGGTAAGAAATTCGAAGTAGTTTCTGATTTTAGAGTACAAAAATTCTTGAATGATAATATCTCTTTTACTATTTATGATAAAACTCCTTTAATTGGTTTACGTAATGTAGTTACCCATTATAATATATTTAAAAATGACTTAATGTTTACCTTCTATGATCAAACATTTAATGAGGAGGAAAAAGCATGGAGTTTATGTTACAATGAACAATTAAATAATTGGGTTACAAGATTTTCTTGGATGCCTGCATTCTCTGAGAATATTAGCAACACCTTCTTTACATTTGCTAGAGGTACTTGTAAAGTGACTTCAATGATTTCTAAATCAATTGATACAGCAGATGGTCTTGGTAATATCTATATTAATTCTATACAAGAGAACAAATTAAATACAGGAGATTATCTCTCATTATTTTATGAGAAAAATTTAGAGGACACTCTCCCAGTTGTTACCGGCACAATAGTACAAGGAACTGTTTTATCAACTCCTCTCTCTATTGTAGAAACTACTCCAATTTTATTTTCAGATGGGCCTTCTTCTAATAAACATCCTATGTATTCTGGAACTAATTACTCTTCTGGATATGATAAAGTTTGGACATTTACTCCAGAATCAGGGAAATTACTAACAGTATATGATAAACAGAATATATTATTAGCTCTTTCTGATAATAGTAAACTGTATTTTTACAGGTCTGCTAATAGTTTAAATACAATAACTTATGGACAAGATGAATTAATAGATATTCACGTTAATGGTGATGTAATTTCCAATATGCAAACTACTTTAGCTAAGCCTAATTTAAAAATTAATTTTGTAGTAGCTCCTGTTACTTTATACAGTACTCCAGAGTTAAATAAAGTACAGGCAGACTCCATTGCAAGAGATGGATGGTTATTTGCAATAGGTTGTATAAATTCTGCATCTGCTTCCCTTGATACTCAGGAATATTTCCTAACTTTGCAGGGAAAAGAATTGTATAAGAATCCTACTTTTAATTATAGTTTCGCAGGTAATGCCAGTACAACTGTTTATGATAATCAGTATTTTGAAATTAATAAAAACACAGCTATTGTAGATGGTAAAACTGTAGAGAGTAGTTATATAGCTATTAATCCACAAGCACTTTATGCAGATACTCCTGATGTGAAATTTACAAAATTGCTAAACTTCTTTGATAGAATATATTTTGCATTTTTAGTAAACTTAAATGTAATTTTAAATCCTCTCGGAAATCAAGGTACTACTGGAGTTTCTGGAAGTGATAAATTTCAAGATTCTTTATATATTAGACCTAGTTTAGAAACATTAACTAGCTTACTTACTTTATTTAGTAATAGTTTAACTTGTCCTCCTTTAAGAGGAACTAGAGGTGTTTTAGCCCCTGATATTCCATTAACAGAAACTCAAAGACTTGCTTTAGTAAGTTCATTAACAAAAACTATTGAGAGATATAAAGCTAATACTACTACTAATTTGTGGAAACATGGACAATCAGGTATTTTTGAGCACGAAGGAGAATTTCTTCCAGCTAATTGGTATGGTGAACAACATCCTTTTGAATTTGAGTTTGTAGTAAATGGTGATGAATTAGGTATACATAAAATGTTTGATAATCTTAAAATTATCTCTAATAAAGTACAACCTTCTTCCTTTGAATTTCAAATAGTAGGAGATGTTTATGATTTTACCTCAAATAATGGAGAAATAACTAAAGATCCTATGTTCCCATATGGAGATAAATATACTTTAATGAATGCTTTACAAGTAGAATATGTAAAGACAAAAGAAAAGAGATTGCTCATGCATCAACCCGCAATTAATGTAGATACAGTGGGTTTACGTAAAGGAAATGTTTATTATAAAGAAGATATGTGGGAAGTTCAAATACAACCTATTAAAGTTAAAAAAGTATCTTCTGGAAAAATGACAGAAACTAAAATCAGAGATAAATATTGTATAGTAAAAATACAATATACTGGAGATCAGTTAGCAATCATTACTGCACTCCAGACTTTATATACATTAAGTTACTCATAATAAATTAAATAAATATGGCAGATCCATTGACATCAGATCCTAAACAGCAACAATATACACCATTTAAAGCTTCCGATATTTTAAGTATCGGGAGCATATTTGGAGATGGTTCAGCTGGAGGAGGAAAAAGAGCATCATTAGTAGACGGATTAATTAATTCTGGAGTTACAGGAGCAATGGCTTATGAACAGAATAACACTAAAGGTGGTACTAAATTTCAACAAGGTTTAAATAAGAACGCTGCTATTTTTAGTGGCGTTACTGGAGCAATTAGTATGATTCCAGGCGTAGGTACTGCTATTAGTGCAGGATTAACAGGAGCAAATTATTTATTAGGTAAAACAGCTAAAAATGCCAATAGAATTGGATTAGGTTCTACTTTAGGAACTTCTTCTGGATACGGGGGAACTGCTTCTAATATAGGAGAGCAGGCTAGTAACATTTCTGCTTATAATAATGCAGGAGGTACTAAATTGTTTGGGGGAAATAGAGGAAAACTTAATGAAATTACAAAAAAACTAAAAGGATTTCAAAGTACAGCAACAGGAATAGTACAAAATGCTCAAAGACAAATGGCAGCAATTCCAGGAGCAGCACAAAATATTGGTATGCAAAATGAAATTAATTTTAAAGGCCTCCCAGAAGTAGCAATTGGTAAAAAAGGATTAAAATTAAATACAGAATTCTTAAAAGAATTTAGAGCTTTTAAAGCTGGCGGTAGTATTGAACTTATTAAAGGTTCTCCTCAAAATGTGATTGTTGATGGTAAACTTCATAAAGAGTTAAATCACATGGAAGATGTTACTGATACTGAAATTACTAAAAAAGGGGTTCCTGTTTTAGAAATGGAAGAGGGAGGTCAACTAGGAGAGCAGACTGCTGAGTTAGAAAGAGATGAAATTATTTTTCATCTTCAATTAACAAGAACTCTAGAAGAACTAGAAAAAGAAGGTACAGATGAGGCTATGATTAAAGCTGGTAAGATTCTTGCAAAAGAAATCTTAAAAAATACCAAAGACTCTAGAAGTAAACTATTAAAAAATATACAATGATAACAATAGAAGTTAACGATAAAGTCTATAAAGTAGAAGTGGCTCAAACAGATGAAGAAAAAGAAAAGGGATTACAAAATGTACAAAGTCTCCCAGAAGATGAAGGATTACTATTTGATTATGGTGAACCACAATCTGTGTCTTTTTGGATGGACCAGACTTTAATTCCCCTGGATATCATCTTTATTGATGAGTATGGAGAAGTAATATCAGTAATAGAAGGAAAACCAAATGATAGAACTCCTATTACAGAGGAAAACGTATGTTATGTATTGGAATTAAATGCAGGATCAGGTGTTAGTAAAGGAGATGATGTAGATCTTTCTGAATTAGAAGAGGATTATCAAGACGAAGAAGATGAAGAAACTGCAGAACCTACACCTAATAAAATGCATGTATTAACTGAGAATGGGGAATCTCAGATGGAATTGGACGGTGGAGAAAGAATCTTTTCTAGAATTCACACTAGAAAATTAATATCTCTCTCAAAAAAAGCTACTAAATCTAAGAAAGATTCAGATTATAAAAAATTAGGTAAAAAAGTTTTCGATTATATTGACAAACAAAATACTCAGAAACAGGAATTCACGCAAGTATAAACGAGAAAAGCCGGAGACTTTACTCCGGCTTATTGCTTTGAGATATTTAAATGGGTTAAAGAGAGTCTATTAAGACATACCTACTTTCTGTTTTGTAAACTCAAAGTCTATACCACAAATATAAGTATTATTTTCAAGTAACCTCTTGAAAATATTATTTATTTACTATTGTACTTTACCAAAAATTTGAGTACTTTTGGCATCGTATATATACAACAGAATGTTTAATTAAACTATTATTTACTATGAAATTTAAAGTCAAGTATTTACAAGAAGGAGGCCCAGTTGCCCCAGAACAAGGTGGAGCACCTGCTGCACCAGAACAAGGTGGAGCTCCCGCAGAAGGCGGGGCACCAGCTGAAGGAGGTGGTGGACAAGATCCTCTAATGCAAATTGCAGAAATGTTTTCACAAGCACTACAATCACAAGATTGCGCAGCGTTATCACAAGGAGCTCAAATGTTTCTACAGTTGATTTCTCAAGCACAAGGTGGTGGCGCAGGCGGAGCACAAGGTGGAGCACCTCCAGAACAACCAGTCTATATGAAAAAAGGTGGAAAATTTGTTCTAAAAGGTAAAAAACCCGGAAAATTTACTAAGTTCCAAGATGACGGAACTAAAGGGGCCAATTCTACAGAAATGGAGAAAAAAGGTGGTAAAATGAGCAAAAAATGCTAATTATTAAAACAAGGAAAGAGAGCAGGGAAATATCTCTGCTTTTTTTCTATTAAATTAATTTCACTATGGGACAAGTACCAAAAAATATAATATATGCTGAAGCCGGGACTAAATTAACTTTTAATGTTAATGGAAAGGATGTTGCTTTAGATAAAGAAGCAGTTGAAGCTGCAGGAGCACAGAGTTTTGATGAATTGGTAAAAGCAGGAGAATTGACTGAGAGGGATCGTCCTTCTTTTATGAAAACTGTTGGAAATTTTTCTTCACAAGCTCAAACTGGTAAATATAAATTAAATACAGCAGGACCATCTTCTCTTATATCTATGGATTATGAAGGCCCTACTACTAATGCATTAATGGGAAAAACAGAAACTGGAGAAGCTTCTGAGAGAACCGCTGCTGGCAGATTTCTTTCTAAAAGACTTAAAAATGATGAGGCTAGCCATATGGGTAGACTTAATACTATTTTAGGCACTAAGATAGGCGCAATGGCATTAGGAGAACAAGAAAAAACTAATAAAGCTGAGGAAGCTACAAAAGTTAAAGCTGATTTACAAGCTAAAACTGCAGCTGATGCAGAAATTACAAAATATGCAGGAAAACCTCAACAATTTGCTGAGTATATGAATGCAAAATTAGGAGGTGGTCATAATGATGCTGTTGTTGCAGCAATGTCTCCTGATGAAAAATTAAGACATGCCAAAGAATATTTTGAAACTGTTTATCCTCAAGTGGGTAAATATGAAAAAAGTAAAGGCATTGATTTCTCAGAAATTGAAAAAAGTAAGAAACCTGATGGAACCTATGATTACAATTCAGATTTCTTTACCAACTTTTATGGTAGATTATATGAGGATGAGGGTAGAAAACAAATGCAAGATTATTTTGGAATCTCTCCAGTTCAAAAAGAACAAGAGACTCAAGATTTACTTAAAAAAGCCACAGAAGAAGCAGATGCAAATGCAGCAACAGCTAATCCTAATTATCATGCAGTTGGAGAAAATTTAGTAAGTAAATCTCCCCGTATTAATATAGGAGGTTTAAATTATCATGCAGTACTTTCTAAGGATCCTAAAACAGGCAAACAATCTTTAGAGTATGTAAGTCTCCCTGAAAATTTAGCTAGTGCTAAACATGATGCAATGTATACAGAATTAAAATCTGCTAAACGTATTCAAACTACACCGGGAGCTAATGGGGAAATCTTATTAAGAATGGATGGCAAATTATATCATATTCCAAAAGTAGGAGAAAATATTAAAGCAAGGCCTTCTGAAACATTTACAGGAGAAAGTCCAATTAAAACTGATATAACACAGTTAGTTCCTAGTTTAAAAAATTTTAGTTTAAACCCAACTAATGCTAATATTGCTAAACCTACAAAAAAATATACACGCACAGAAGATCCAGTTAATAAATGGTTGCATTCTGCAATAGGGATGGATAAAGATGGGGGAGTTATTACCTTACAAGCAGGTGGTGTTTTTGAAAATAATATTCAAAAAAGACTTGCTGAAGAAGATGCTTATGAAGCAACTTTAAATAAACCTGAAACTACAACATCTCCAGAAACTTCTCCAGCAGCACAAGTAATTGCTAGTACAAAAGGAAAGACTTTACCAGGAGTAAAAGGAAAAGGAGCTCCTACTATTAAAGATTTATATGGAGCAGCTACTGATGATAATGTAGAATTATCTGAGGCAGATAAACTAGATGCAGGAGCATTAGCCAGTGACTTTGCAGGTCTTGTTATAGGACTTACAGCAGGTGGAATAGGTGGATCTGCAGTATCATCTGGTTTAGGATTAGCCTCTACTATTGCTACTGCTAAAGCTGATTATTTAAGGGATGGTACTTTTGGTATGGATGATCTTATTAAAACGGGTCTATCTTTAACAGCTGATGCTGCCACTTTATTTCCTTATTTAGGAGAAGGAGCTCAATCTTTAAAAATTGTACAACATCTTCCCAAAGTTGCTAAACTTTTAAAATATGCTGGTTATGCAGGATTAGGAGCAGGAGCTTTGCAATTAGCTGATAAAATTCAATCTGGAGAAAAATCTATTACAGACTTAGATACTAATGATTTAAAATTAATTATTGGTGGTTTAAGAATGGCTTCTGCTGGAACTAGTATGGGAAAAACTGTTAAAAGTCAACCTGTAGAAGAGTTTGAGGGAAGAGTTATAAATCCTGCAGGACAAGAAGTTCCAGCTACTTTTAAAAGAGTTGGAGATAGTTTTGTAACAGCTGATGAGGCTTTAAAAGATATGAAACCTGTGATGGAAAAAACTAAATTTGGTTTAGGTAAACCTAGAATTGCAGGAAGTGCTGCTAGTGAAGTAAAAGTAACTCCAGAAGAAACAGAATCCTCTTCTTTCTTAGGAAGAAAAGCTATGGAAAGAAGGAATACTATGAGGACTGGTTTGAATAAAGAAGATAAAGCTAAAGAAATTGAATCTTTAATGCAGACTCAAAAAGCTAAAGATTTAGAAGCAATGACTACTAGAAAAGCAAAAAGTGCAGAAGGAGAAGCTCTTAAAAAAGAACCACCTAAAACACCTATCCCTACTATTATTAGAAGTAATAAACGTGTTCCTCCTGTAGATAAAACGCCTATTACACCAGCACCTACTAGAGAAAATATTTTACAAGATATTTCTAAACAACCATTATCTCCTAAAGTACAACAAATATTAGATAGAGTATCAGTACCAGTTCCTACCACTTCATCTGTGAATAAACCTACAGTGAAAGTTCCTAGAGTTAGTCCTGGTTCTAAAAAAGAGTGGGAAGCTGCAAAACAGTCTGAAAAAGAAACTGTTAAAATGCATAAAGCAGAAAGAAAAGGAATTAAAAACAAAACAATAGCTCCTAGACATCAAGATTCTACATTAGCTTCTATTAATAGAAAATATCATAAAGGTGGTATCTTATATGCACAAGCTGGTACTACATTAGGAATGCAGTATGATCCAGAATCAGATTATATAACACCAGGAACTGGAAAGTCTAATTTTATAATGAATACTTTAATTCCTAAATTAGCAGGATTTTCTATTAAACAACCTTTAAATACTAAAACTCCAGACACCTTACTAGAATCTACAGCAAGAACTAGAAGGGCCACAGCAAATGGTGGATTCCCAACTTTAATGCAACAAAGATTAACACCTCAACCGATTGTATCACATCCAGTTATACCAACAAAAAGTAGTGCTTTAGTGCAACCAAGTTCTGGGGGTTTAGGTAATTTAAAAGTAAATCTTAATAATAAATCTGCTATACAAGCAGCAGAAGCTATGAGAGTACTACTTTTAAATAAAAAAATAGGTCAGAGAGACACAAGAGTAGAAGCTCCTTTAGTATCAGCACCAGCCGAGGTAGCAATGCCTGTGAGAGGTGATATGTTAACAGAAGCTGCTTTTGAGCAACAAGCCAATCAAATTAGAGGAAGTTATAGACCTACTTCAGATGCTACTAGAAATTTAGCAGAACGTTCTTCTTTAGAACAACAAGCTGGACAACGAATGGCACAAGGAGTTGCAGCTGATGCACAAGCTAGACAAACTTCTCAAGGTAGATCTATAGAAAATCTACTAAGAAATAATGAATTAAGATCTAGAACAACTGGTCAAAATACAGAGAGTTTAGCTAGAGCAGTACAAGGACAAAGACAAGCAGAAATTGCAAAAGGAGAAGAACAGACTGCAAATACAGATACTCTTTTGGCTTCTCAAATAACTGATAAGAAAAGTGAGATGCAACAAAAAGAGGGAATCATTAAAAAGATGAAGATGGATCAACTCCAAAGGACTCTTGATATGTCCCCTGAATTTAGAGGATTACAACAACAATATTATCAAGAAAGTTTAAAGGGACAAGTTTCTCCTGAAACTCAAGCACGTTATGATAGATACCAACAAGCATTAGATAGAGGTACTAGCCAAGTTTATGGTTTACCTACATTTAAAACTGGAGGTTCTACTGATGAAGTAGCCAAGTATGAAATGGATATGTATAAAGAAAGAAAAAAAGATAATAAAGAAGTAAATCAAATTTCTAATAAGTGGAAAGAAAAAGTTTCTGATAAAAAACAAGATATCTCTGTTAAAGTTTCTAAAGAACTCACAGATTTTATCGCAAAAATTTTGAAATAAATGAGAATAAATATACAGAAATTACAAGCAGGAGGAGGTCTATTAACTTATAGACCAACTCCTTCCTTTCAGCAACAAGAAGCTCCTCCTGCTCCTCCAGCAGAAGCTCCAATCAGTGATGATCTATTAGATAAGATGGTAGGAGCTGGTATCACTAATGATGTTATGGAATATGCTAATGAGGTCAATGCAAAATTTAATGCTTATAGTACAATGCCTGAGTCATTAAGAAATTCTAGTGTGGGACGTACCATCAGACAGAGTTTAAAGGGAGATAGAGGAAGACTAAATGAAATTCTTAGGTCTAAAAAATACTTTGATGATACTATTGAAACTAAGAAAAAGGCTATGTCAGAGTACGCTATTAAAGATGGCCAAGTACTTGTAAAAGATGCTGATAATAATATAGCCAATATGTCTTTAGCCCAATACTCTCAAAATCTTCAAAGTGAAGAACCTAAATATAAAGCAATGACTAATGATGAGTTAAGAATTGCTAGAGAAACTGATCCCAGATTTGCTGGTAATAACACATTAATTGATATACTCTCCCATGCTACATCTACAGATGAAGTTACTGAAAGAGTTAGGAAAGCTTTAACTGATATAGGTAGTTTTACTAAAGGTCAAGCAGATGTATCTTATGAGCAACAGCAGATAGCAGATGGAGCCAATGCAGCTCTTAATAAAGGACTATCTTACGTTAAAACATCAGAGGGTGAATTTAAGCAATCTAACGCTGAGAATTTAAAAAGAGCTGGTAATGCTATGTGGGCTAATTTGGATCCAGATTCTAAGGATTTACTTAGAATGAAAGTAGTTCAAACTAATTTGTATAAACCTGAACAAATAGAGAGCGCGGCAATGGGATTAGCGTTATCTTTGTTGCACCCAAAAGAAACCGAAATAGACAAATCAACTTCTGGGGAAGGTAAACCTGGTACTACTAAAACTGGTGGTGCAGGTTCTGCTAATAAAGCAATCTTAGGATATTGGAAAGCTTCCGTTACGGGAGAAGGAGTTCCTGAAGAAATTTCTGTATTAAATGGAGATAGTAATAGAGTAGTGATGAAGGGTTGGACTATGGGACCTATGGAGACTGATAAAAAAATGCTAAAAGGTCCAACAAGTATTGATAAAATTCCTGAATTAGGAAGTATTGGTGAGATGAATAGTGTATACTTCGGTGATAAACGAGTAGATTCAAGTAAATTTGATTCAGTTATATATGATAATACTAAACCAGCTATAGTCATGATGCCTTTTAAAGAACAGGATGATGGAAGCATTATGCCAGACTTAGAAAGAGCTAGTGATTTAGAAGATGCTCAACAAATCATCAAAAAACAAAATATTACATCACCAGAGATTAAAAAAGAAATTTACAGACAGCATAATTTTAATAGTTTTGATAGTAAAGGAGAACCTACACAAGATGTAGAAGTAAGACCTTTCTTTACTTTCTCTGCTTTTTCAAATTCTAATGCTATTGAAGGAGATTCTAAATGGTTTAGTCCAAAAGATGATAGATATGATTGGTATAAAAAACAATTCGAAGAAGGTCCTAAAAAGACGGTTTCCTCTTCTTATTTTGACACCTCAATGTTTGCAGGATGGGCTAAACCAGATGTATTAAAAGGAATGATTTATATACCAGTAAGAAAGGGAGCTGCATTCCTCTCAAATTATGCAGATCAAACAGAAGTTAAATTGCCTACTGAATTTGAAACAAATGAAGCATACGCAGGAAGCAAAAGAGCAGCTCCTGAATTTAGACAATTAGACAAAAAAACAAACTTAAGTTCAAGCACATTATAATATGGAAAATACTAAAGATACCAATGATTGGGTAGCCGCTAATTTAGCATTACCTGGAGCTCCTATAGAGGAATTTAAACAGAATAATATCACTCCAGAGAATACTACTTTAAAAGACAAAGACTTCTATAAAGGGACAAAAACAATACAAGAAACTTTCACTAATCCCGAGAATGGTAAATTTGATGATGATAAATACAATCAATTTTATAATTCTATGCTATTCACTTATAATGAATATGCTAATCAAGATGCAGTAGGTAAAGCAGATAAAGACTTTGACTACGCACCCTTTGACATGTTTGCACCGCAAAATGCCAAAAGAGTACAGGATTTATATAAAATAGAAAAAGTAAGAAATCCTTTTAAAACAAAAGTTGGTATTGAGGATTTTAATTATAAAAGTAAACCCGCACTTTCTTTAGAGGAAATAGCTCAGGATAATAATGTTAGAGACCATCTTACTGGAAAAGTATTAGATTGGACTCCTAATGATGATAGTGCCACAGGTATTTTTGATTTTCTAAAAAGACCTACTTTAGTAGTGGGGCAATATGATGAAGATGGGGAACACTATGATGAGTTTGAAGGAAGAAAAATTAAACACAGAAAAGGCGATTATAAATTAGATGCAGATGGTAAACCTTATTTTGAAACTTTAGGAGATAGAGAAGTTTATAATAGAGAAGTTTTAAATTGGTCTGATACTCTAACAAAAGAAGGTACTTGGTTAAATAAGTATGACTTCATGGATTCAGATGGTTTAGATAAATCTCATATTGGCAGTGTTATGAAAATGGCTGCCAAAGTAACTCCTTTATTCATACCTGGCGTGGGTGAAATTTATGCTGCTGGTATTTTAGGAGTAGATTTAATGAATGTAGTCCCAATTCTATTAAAAGCTGGAATAGGTTCTGTAATTGGAGATAGAGATACTGATAAAGATTACTGGAAAACAATGAATAAAGTACAAGGAGTTGGTAAAACTCTCTCTGCTAATTCTGTTTCAGATTACGCTAAAACCAGTACATTTTCTTTTGAGAATATAAGTTCTATGTTGGGTGATGTATTTACACAATTATACACACAAAGAGCTATAGCCTCTATTCCTAAATATATAGGAATGAATAAAGCTAGTGTAGAACCTTTAAAAGAAGTAGCTGAGCATTTTGATGATGCTACTATAGCTAAAATATTTGAGGGGTCTCTTACCACTGGTGAACGTCATATGATACTTGAAAAAGTACCAGAAGCTGCTAATTACATTGATAGGGCAGTTAAATCTGCTAAGTTATCTAGAGCACTAGCTACAACTTATATGTCAGCTACGTCGGCTGCAGGTGTCGCAGATCAAGCCAAAGCAATAGGTCTTGATGAGAGAGACACAGGTCTTTTATATTTAGGAACTTCTTTAGGCTTTTTTGGTATGATGACTTCATTGCCAATTGGAGAATGGGCTTTGAAAGGAATTGGTCTTGAAGAAACTGGTTTATTAGTTAATAGAGGTATTAAAGATGCTGCACAACCTTTTGTAGAGGATCTTAAGAAACTAGGTAGTACTATGGTAAAAACACCAAGAGATTTTCAAAAAATCTTTAAAATAGGTAAAGCCATTGGTGATGCTGTAGGAAAAAAACTTAGTCATGTGGATGGTTATTTAGGAGCTATGGCTTCTGAGGGAACAGAAGAAGTCACAGAACAAGTTATGCAAGATTCTATTACTAATATTTATAATGGATTAGCTTCCTTAGGAATAACTTCAACTCAAGATCCTAAAAAACAGTTTACTTACGGAGATACCTCTGATATAGTTGCAAACTATGCCATGAACTTTTTTGGTGGTGTAGCAGGTGGAGCTATGTTTAGATTTCATGATCAAATTGCAAATGGCAGTAGAGAAAATGATGAATCTACTAAAGATATTTACTGGTTAATTAGAAATGGTTATAAAGATAAATTAGATGCTGCTACTAATAAATTAATTCAAAAGGGATACTTTGGAAGTACTACATTAACAGCTGAACAGGTAGATATAGATCTTCCAGGAGCTGGGAGAAAGACAGTTATGCGTCCTAAAAGAGATGGTGATTTATCTCAAAATGAAGTTATAGGTAGAACTATGTTGGGGCTATTTAATAATGTCCAGAATCAAATATTTCAAGAAGGAATTCAACCTGATAGTGCTCTTACCAGAGTGCTTGATGCTAGATACGATTTAATAGTAAAAGATTTAAAAGTGAATAGTTCTCTTTATGAGGACCATACTGCTCTTGTAAATGATATTTTAGGATTAAATAATGATATTGCTAAAGCTTTAGCAGTTCCAGCAGATTTAAACTCTCCTGAATCAACTGTATTAGCTACTGCAGAATCTGTAAATGCTATGCAGATAAAATTAGCAGAAAAAAGAGAAGCTTTAAAGTTGATTACTTCAGGAGAGGCCTTTCCCTCATATCAAAGCCAGGCTTTATTTAATATGAGTCAGGTACTTAATGGTGCTTTTGGAAATACATCTGCTGATGATTTAGCTTGGAATAAATATAAAAAACATTATAGAGGACTTAATGAAACTGAGAAGAAAGACATTGATGAAGAATATGTTGCTTGGAAAGCTGCTAATAAAAAAGATGCACTTAAATCGGGTTATCGTACATTTAATTTTCTTAATGAAAAATTCTCTCCTAGATTAGCAGAACTAGCTAAATATGCAGAACAAAGAAAAGGACACTATACATTAGTAGATGAATTAGGTAATAAAAATAAGTTTAATCTCTCTGCAAATACATTAGCTGAGATTAGCAAATCTAAAAGTTATTTAGGTAAAACTTTAACTGTTAGTGAAGCATTAAATGATGCTATTAAAGGAAAAAAAGATGTTAATTCTATTTTAAAAGCAGTGGATGATATTATGGGATTTGTTACCAATCCTAGTATTGACAGACTTGATAAGAATTTTACCAATGAAATGAGGGATGTATTTGACGGGCTCACTTTAAATGATTTAATTGGAGAAAATGCATCTTTATTTGATACATTAAGTGAGGATGAAAACTTTAATGAAGAGGGATTACCTGGAACTGATTATGACTTATTAAGTATAGATGATCTTTTAAATGAGAATCTTACAAGTGTTTTTAATAAACTAGACGCTGCTAAATTACATAATAAAGATAATCAACGTGCATTAAATACAATCACTAAAATCACTTCTTATATATTAGGTAATCCTAATGTTAATTTGATGAATAGTAAAAAAGCAGAATTTGAACAAGCTGTGCACGGAAGAACTATTAATACTTTAAATGAATTATTAGACCAGTTTGATTTTTTACAAAATGGAACTAAATCTACTATTACTCAATTATTAACAAATGAGTTTGAAGCTTTAGGAAAAGTAAATGATATCAATGATTATCAAATATATAATCCTAATACTATTGAAAATTTAGAAAGTGCTAAAGTATTACTTGAACGTTTACAAGCTTTAGTTATTGCCTCAACAGAATATGATCATAAAAAACATGGTATCTCAGGTTATAATAGTATAATCAATAATACATTTAAAGGATCTCAATTAGGAATTATCACACAAGAACAAGCTACTCCTTTATTAAAAGAAATTCAACAAATTAATGCAAAAATTGAATTATTTTTAACACTCTCTGCATTTAATAAAGAGAGTAAAGTGAAAAATAATATAGCTTCTGGTATAAATATGGAGACTCTGTTCTTTGGACATTTACAAGAAGGTTCTTTTAGAAATATGTTGGATAGTTTAAAAATAGAAGAAGAAGAATTCATTACTCCTGATATGGCTAAATCTATCGAGGATGCTAAAACCATAAAAAGATCTTTAGAAATTAAACAATCTAAAGAAGGAGAACTTCCATCTTCAGATGAAGAAGTATTTCAATTTGAAGCAGAACGTTTAAAAATAAATAAAGTATTCTTTGAGAGAGTAAAAGAACTTAATTTAAAATATGGAGAAGATAAAATACACGAATTACTCTTTAATAATACGTTAGCTAAACAATTATTTCCAGTAGCACAAATGAGTCATGCTACTCCTACTAATTTTAATACTACTACAACTCAAATTCAACCTTTAGATTTATTTATATGGTGGAATACAATGGTTACAGAGGATCCTGCAGAATTCTATACTGAATTAAGAGGAGATGAAACAGAACCAGGTAAATATGATGGAATAGAAACAAGTAAATATGTTCCATTTTATGCACAAGAGTATTCTGCTAAAATTATATTAAGTTTTCTTGATAATAAAAGTTGGATAAATAAATCTCTTAATTATTTAGGAGGAGTTGATACAGAAGGCGCTGCTATTACTGGTACTTTTATGGGTAAATTACATGAAACCTTTAAAAATCTGGTATTTGTAAATGGTGTTCCTGGTGCTGGTAAATCATCTGCTGTTGGTTATACCGTAGCTAAAATATTGAAAAAGAGAGGTAAAACTTTCTGGACTGCTGGCGCTTATGATACACAAGCAAAACAATTGGAAACTCTATTAGAAAATCCAACTGCAAATGTTTCTTTTAATAAAACACGCTTATTAGCACAATTTCTTATTCCAGAAGCTGTTACAGAAATTACTAATTCTAATGCTTCTTGTTTAGGCAAAGGAAGTATGACTGATATTGTAACTAAATTAGCTGAAAATAAATTAATTAAACTTAATAGAGTAGTAGAGAAACAAGAGGGAAAAGAATATGAAAAACTTAAGGTAGGTGAAATTAAACCAGAAGCATTCTTAGAAATAAACAGAAGTACTTTACCAGCAGCAATTTTTTTAGATGAGATTACTCATTTATCTATGATTGAATTAGAAGCATTACGTCAATCCTTAATACGTTTAGGAGAAGATGCTCCTCTTATAATAGGTTTAGGAGATTCACTTCAAAATGGTTTTAGAATTGCAGGGGAAGATCATAATATGGATATGTTTAGAACTTGGAATACTCCAAAATTAGCCGGATCATTAAGAACATCTAATGATTTAAAGAATACTAATCTTATCAATACAGTTGCTAGATATAGTATGATTACAGAGGCTTATGATAAAGTATTTACTGAACAAAGTGTAGACTATGCTGCAGTTAAAGCTAATATTGAAAGCATGCATAATCCTGATGATGAATCTACTTGGTATAAATTAGGTCACCATACTAATGAGATGGGAATTGTATTTGGAGAAAAGGTATCTAATGCTTTAGGAGTGTCTAAAGATTTAAAAAATATCTTAGATAATACAATTGGAACTGTGGGATTTATCACTGATAATAATACCTCAGAAAATGAAATTTTATCTGGATTAACTCCTTCTCAAAAAAGTAGATTAGACATTAAAAGTATAACTGATGTACAAGGTTTAGAATATGATCACATAGTAATAGATGTGGATTGGAATGCTTTAGCTCAAGATACTCCTATGGGTCCGCTTAACTTTATTTCAAATGTTTATACTTTAACTACTCGTTCTAGAGTTGGGAGTTTAATATTGGATAGAAATTTTAGTACCAACAATTATTTAGTAGTTAAATCTCAAGAAGCTAATCAAGTAATTGATGTTACTTTAGATAAAGAAATTCTTAAAAAATTTAAAGAAAAAAGAGTAGAAGATGTAACTAAATTAGCTAATTTTTTTGAAGGTACTACTTCTGTGACTCCTAAGATTAAATCTAAAGACGTTACTCCAGCTATTCTTCCTGTATCTGCTACTGAAAGTTTTGCTCAAGAAATTAAGAGAATGGACGAGGAAATTGAGGCAGCTGAAGCTGGTAATAGTTCTACAAATAGACAAATGCCCACATTAGATCTAGCTCAAAAAAATACTCATTTAATGACTTACCCTTACTATGAGAGAGTAGGAGTTCCTGGAGAAGATGCTCTTATCTTTGGTTTAGAAGATGGAGAAAAACCTGATTTAAAATTCCTTATGGATATTAAAAACTCTGTATTCTATGGGGCAGGTGAAGATAAAATTATGGAAATCCTTAAAAATAAAGGAATTGATAATATTGATAGTTTAAAAGTAGTTGTGAGAGCTTCTATGTATAATCCTGTTACCGATACTGACAATTCTAAAGTTGTAAGTGGTAAAAGGGATGCTGATCAAGAGTTAACTACAAAAGATGTGTTTTTAAGGACGGCTTTAAGAATTGAACGTTCTGATAATACTGGAAAGTTATCGCCCTTTTATATTACTTTAGGTGTATTTTCTTCTCCTAAAAGTACTTCAAAATATGATTATAAAAATGATGCTAAATTAAGTGATGTACTTAAAGATGTTACTGCTAAAGCAGAATTAGCTTTAAAAACTTCACCTAGTGTTGATTTAACAATTAATCATAGTAATCCTCTTGAGTTATTAAAATATACTACTAATATTCAACTTGATTATTTAGAAAATCCAATTAGTTTTAAAGATTTTAAAGAAGATCTTAGTAGATCAGCTGTAGTTTCTCCTATTCATATTTTTACTGGACATAACAGTGCAGTAGCAGGCAGTCCCTCACAAAATCAGAGATTAAATGAGTGGATTAAAAAGGGAAATAACTCAGCTAAAGAAAGATCATTGGCCGGGAGGGCAGTAGTATTTGTATCTTTTGATAATAATTTAAAGTCTAGTGAATTAGCAGATAAATTTGCAGAAGAGATTATGACTAATAGTCCTAATCCTAGAGTAAAAGCTGTGATGTTAAATTCTAAAGGAACTGATCCTAAAATTTGGTTCGAAAATGCTTGGAATACTTTAGCAGATGCTAAAAAGAAACCTACTGAAAGAGTTGCGATGGGAACTTTAGCATCTCAACATATGGCTACTTTTATGGCTAGTACTATTAAAATGATGGCAGACTCTTCTAAATATACAGGAAAAACAGAGATCATTAAGACTATTGCAAAGACTATAATTGAGAGACTTGGTACTGGTGAGGGTAATATGAATATTTTAGAAATAGATAGAAATGCAGAAGAAGCATTTAGATGTAAAGTTAAAGCTTATACGGATGATAAAATTAAAAATCCAGAAGAGTACTTAGCCTCAGCTGCTGCTGGTTATCTTAAATTAAAACCAAATCAAAGAATCTCTGCTTTTAACTTTAACCATACTTATAGATTATTAGTAGGCATGGGTATAGCAATGAATGGAGGTTTACACTCTGAAAGTGCAGAAGTTAAGCAGTATTTTGAACCTATTTCTAAATATACAACTCAATATGGAGAATTTTTAGAAGAATTTTATAGTTTACTTAGAAAGGAATTTGTACATGGTATATTTTCACATCCTTCTTATAATATTAGAGGGCCACGTACTAATAATGATTATGCTCAAATAGTAGAAAATGAAGAGGATGATTTTGAAGTAACAGCTCGTGCTACACTTCCTAATTCACTTTTAAATCTTCAATTAGTTATGGATAATAAACAGTCTTTAAATAAAGAACAAACTGAAAAATCTAGAAATTTATCAAGTATCTCTGATTATATAACTTTAAGACAAAATAGTATGTCTACAGAAATGATTGAGGAATTTATTAGAGGAGCTGGTGCCATTAGAAACTTATATGATGTAGGAAAAGAAACCTCTGTTGCTGCAATTATGTCAAATATTGACGCTCTTTATGATAAATTATCAAAAGCAGTGTATACTACCTCTAATTTAATAGACGGTATTAATAAAATGCAATGGACTAATACTGAAGTCTCTCAAAAAGATGTAAGTAATCCTGAGAATAAAATTCAGAATAATGGGGATGGTTCTTTTGTAGTTACAGGAAATAATGGTAAATTTGACTTCGAAATAAAATATAATATGAATGAATCAATCGAAGAAAATAAAATGAAAATCACTACTAATGAAAGACCTATTCCTTTAGAAGAAGTTGGTAACCTTATACAAAAAACTACTGATTTAGTAAATAAATTTAAAATGCAATACTCAGACATTATTCCTGAGGATATATTTGCAAATGTATTAAGTGCTCTATCAACAGGAACAAGAGAAATAGTACCAGGAAGTGCAATGCAAATGGCATTTGCACAATTATCTGCACAAGCTCTTACATTAGATGATGAAGCATTACTAAAAACTTTACATGACTACACTAATACAAAAGACATCAATACTTGTAACTAATGAGAAATAACTGCGGTTTAATATCAACGAACGCGTCCATCGAACTGATGGGCGTGTTTAATAATTTTATAAAAACACTCTATAAAAAAGGAGCAAAAAATAACTATGCAAGATTAGAGGATAAAATTGCAGAATATCTATATGACAAACATAGGAAAGACGACAAAAATGATGCTTTAACTCCTGAGGAGAGTCATTTTATTGAACAACAGTTTATTTTATATACAGCTGCTGTTAAACCTATTTTAACTAAAAGTAGAATAGATACAAAATTTGCAGAAAAAATATGGGGAGATTCTACAGCCGTTAAACCTATAGAATTGTTTTTGGCTGATGTACAGAAAGCATTAATAGAGGGGAGTGAAACTACATTAACAGAAAAAGTTAAAAATTTATATGAAGTTTCTCCAGAAGATACTTCTTTAATTCCAGCTCCTAAAGAAGAATTAATTCCAACACCTCCATTAGAAGGTGAAACTAAAATTACTAAATTCACAGATATTAGTAATAAAATGGATTTAAAAGAAGTTTTTGCAAATGCAAATACTGCTTATTTATTATTAGAGAGAAGAGTTTCTAATCATATTGTTAGGAATTATTTAATCAATCAAGAAACAGGAGTGTATAACTCTTCAAGTAATTCTGTTGATAAATCTGTAAAAGCTAATAAAACAAGAATCTATAAAGAACTTATTAAGAATTTTGAGCAAAAGGGAATTAAATTTGTTGATAGTGAGAGAGATTATTACGTTAATGGAAGAATTAATGATAACATTAAGAGTGTATTAGATAGAATTGCTGATTATTATAAAAAATATGATGGGACTGGTATAACTAATATCAAATTAGAAGAATGGACACAAAATAATATAAATGAGATTTCTGATTTTATAAATTTTGTTACTATCTCTAACTTTGATAATTTGCTTTTATCTTATGGGAAAGGTATATTCAAAATTTCTGATAGTTACCTAAACTCAGCTAATGAAAAGTATGATGAACCTAAATATGTTTTAGATATTGCTAGTAATATCAATGATAGTATATTTCAAACAGGTGAATATAACTTATCTGATGAACAATCATCATTGTTTAAGATGTTTATCTCATCTATGCCTTCTGTTACATTTGATAAACAAGTTTCTCATGATAAAGAAATTGATTTGAATACTGTAAATACAGTAATGGCTAAATTATTACATGGAAATCTATTAGAAGGGGCTCCTATATATGATCCAACAAATAGTATGGAAAGTATGAAAGCTTTACTTGAATTTGCCATCAATAATTTTACAGGAGAAGGTAAAAAAATAAAGAGTTTTGATAAAATTGAAAAAGACACTTTACTCTCAGTTTATATGTACTTTTTCAGAAATAATGATGAACTTACTACTAAACATCCTAAAGTTCTATTAAATAACTCATTAAGATCAGCTATACAAGTAGCTTATGGTAATGATACTGAATCTGGATTTAAAAATATCCCCTCATTTTATCATTTAGCCTCAAATAGTGAAGTTATTTCTGGGATGGACTACTTTAATGTTATAGTAAGTAACTTTGATAAAACATACTTAAATGAGTACACAGAGTATACCTACGATAAAGACCGAGGAACCATTACTGTAAATAGTCCTACTGAAAGATTAATTAATAGTTCAGAAATTCAATTCACTAATAATTTAAATAATTTTATTAATCAAGAGTTTAATAAGACTTTCTTAGAAAATAGATATAAAGATGTTACTATTGAAGGTAAAGAGTCTGATATGCCTACAGTAAGATTTGAATTATCTAAAGGAGTATTTATTACAGCTAATTTAGCAAACGGTGGTATCTCAATTACAGATGGTATTAAAACTACTGATTCTAAAGCACTTGATTTTAAAATAAGTCCTATACAAGAACAAAAATTAGTAGAAATTTTAAATAAAATCTTACCCCAATTACAATTAAGAGATGATAAAGGAAATGACTTTTATTATCCTCTTTTTACTCAAGTATTTTCTCCTACTCTGGATGATCATGTAGAAGCATTAACAGCTCTAGCTAAAGTGGCTGGATATGTAGCTTATACTTCATCTATGGTTAATGAAATAGGTAAAGATGGTTTATTAGGTAGTAAATGGATGAAAAATTTTGGAGCAGACAAGTCACCTTATATTAAAGATGATGAGGAGTTTTCTATTGCCAGAATGTTTCCAGGTTATAGTGATATAGCTAAAAATATTGGTAAAGGACTCTCTATTATTAATGGTGAAACACATAAAGCTGTAATTAAAGTAGGTAATGTTACTGTTCCTACAATTGGAGAAGTAAGACATTTATATGCTCTTCCTAAATGGAGGAATTGGTTAATCAAGCAAAATGGTAATAAATTAACTGGAATGCCTATTGCTAGTAATCTATTTATGAGAAATCCTGATTTTTTAAAAGGATTTAAAATTAGAAGTTTTGTAAAATCAGGTGATAATGTGAAACATTCCTCAGAGATGGCACCACTTGAAATAGCAACTACTTTCATAATGCATGACTATATAGCAGCTGCTAATAAATACAATGAAGTTTACATTCAATCTACAGTATTCGCTGATAAAAATAGCCATAATAGTGTAGTTGTAAAACTAAATGAAGAAATTCAAATCCCAGGAATTACTAATAAAATCTCTCTCTCAAATGTAACAGCTACTGAATTAAAACAAGCTGCTTTTTTGAATAATGCTACTTATTATAAAGCTATCTCAGATAAGTTAACTTCTACTTATATACCAGTGCTACAGACTCTATTGCCTGGGACTACAATTGAATCTACTTTACAAGGAGTTCATGATGCCATGAGCAAAGTTCAAGAACAGGATTTTAGAAATGCTTTTTATAAACATTATAATGGAAGTGAGTATATTATTGAAGATTTAGGAATAGAAAAGAATAAAAAAGATGGCACATGTGGTTTATCTCCTTTATTAATTTACTATACTGAAATGTATACTGATAAATCAAAAACTACTCCTGCTTTTACAAAAATGATGAAAGCTAACGAATTGCTTTTTGCTAAAAGTTTAAACTCATATAATATGAATATTGAGTACATGGATGGTAAAGGAAGTCTTAATCCTTTATTTATTCGTAAGGGTACCTCAACTATTTTTGATACTTTAAAAATAGCAGATGAAAAAACAGGAGATAGAATTACTAAAGAGAATTTTGAAAAAAATTGGGTAGATCCTTCTACAAAATACTTAACCATTTATAAAGGAGGAGAATTAAATCCTTTGCTTAGACATTATTTTTACATGGATAACTATATTTCTGAGAATTTATCTCAAGCTAGTATGGGGACTATTCATAATCATCCATTTAAAGGAAAAGCTAAGGCTAAACCTGGTACTTTTGAGTTCTTTACTGAAATAGAATCTGCTAAAACAGCTGCTATGTATAAAAGACAACTTCAAGGTACTCCCATGAAACCTTTGAATTTAAATTTAATCAATGGTGTACGTGAAACTATGAGTTCTGTATTTTTAACTGATATAAATAATCCAGTTTATACTAGTTTTGGAATTAAAGATAAGATGACAGTAACTGACGGTTCAGCGCAAGTAACCCCTTTACAATATATTCTACAAAACAATTCATTACTAGAAAATTCAGTTGGTCCTAATGCTAAGATGTTTAGTTTATTTATGGATCCAAAGTATAACTCATATGGTTTAACTAAATATGCAGAATTTGGTATTACTAATGAAATGATTCAAAATTCTAAAGGTTCTACTTATGATCTTATGAATTTAATAGAAAAAAGTTACAGGTATAAACCTTTTACTAGGAGTATTACTATTGAGGAATTTAATCCTAATACATTTGATTATGATAAAACTTTAGTACAATATACTCCAGATATCTTAAAAGATTTTAAGGGTAATAATATAACTATTGAAACAATTGCTCCTAATGGATTATTCTATGTAAAAAATGATCAAGTATATGAGATTAAATCTTTAACAAGAGGTACTACTATAACTCAACCTTCTGGAGAAGTAATAGTAGCAAAAGGAGAATCAAATGATTTTCAGGTGCAGGCTATAAATTTAACCACTGGAATGGCCGAAGTTCCTAAATCTGTTAAAATAAATGATTTATTTGATTTATGGCAAGCTTTGGGGGCCGAAAATTCAGTATCTATTGATAAAGAAGGACAATATTCTGGTAGTAGAAATCCTGGAGAGACATTAAACTTTACTGAATCTGATGCTTCTCATTATGCTTTAGCAGAATTTGTAAATAGAGTAGGCCATAAAATGGATTCTAATCAAAAGGTTAATTTAATCAATAAATATGGTTTAAGAGATCTATCAGATCCACATACTAATGCTATATACTCTAAAGAAACTGAGGCTAATTTTGTAAAATTATTTCCAGAGTTTAAAGTAAATAAAACTGACTTTAAAGTACACAATCAGACAAATACATGGCAACCTTTAAAAGCAATGTTCATTGGAAAATATATCCACACATCTGCACAAAAGTCAGGTGCTATAAATGTGCATAATATCGATGATGTGTATAACCAAACAAAACCAATTTATCCAGTAGATGTTCCAGCAATTTCTACAGGATTACTTATGACTACAGAGCATGAAGTAGAAGGCTCAGAGATCACTAAAATGACTCAAATCTATAGTGCTATAGAATTTATGGGTGATTCACATAATGTGTCTAGTGGGGTTTATAATGCCATTGCTGACGTCTTAAATATTAAACTTAAATCTTTATTTGATGCTACTGAATTCCAAAATGTAAATAAAGAGGCATTATATAAAGAAGTTACTGACAATTTGATTCGCACATTTAACTCTAAAGACCAACAATCTATTGGTAAGTTCATTGGACAGATGGTAGAAAGAAATTCAGACGAGATAAAAGCATTTACAGCTCAAGCCAAAGAAGCCGAAGCTATCACAGAAGATGCTACAGGTGAAGAGCCTGGAGTAGCTAGTACTATGAGTATGAGTATAGTTAGAGATGGTAAAAGAATGCCTTTTAGTACTTATATGTACAGTTCTTTTATATCTCTTATGAGTAATTTTTTAAATAAAGAGGCTATTAAAGATAAACAGTCTGGCATTGCCTCTCCTATTAAACCTTCTGGAGGTATGCTTCAAGTGTATGATTCAGAAGATATTAATGGTAAAAAAGATGTACTTTTAAGAAAAAATTACGATAAATTAAATGCTGCTGAAAATATAGTGGAAGCCCCAATTACTATTGGAGAGATTTCTTTAAATGATTGGGTAAGAGAAAGTGATGGTAAAACTATGAAAGAGTATCAAGTAAATACTCCAGAAAAGTTAATTGCACTTAAAAGAAAGGATACAGGAGAATCTGTTCCAGTTCAAACTTTTAAAGGATTTTGGACAAGAGGTACAGTACAAAATGATACTAATAATGTTTATCTATTTGGCGATAATACTAACGATAGGATGGTTACTAAATATATTCCTGGGGCAACCCAAGCTGTTATTAGAGGACTTCCTAATGCTATAGGAATTGATACAAAGAGAGATAGAGGTACTACAAGTAAATCATTCTTAACAGATGCTGATCTTCCTTGGTTTAAATCACATGTAGACGAGCAATTAAAGAAAGCACAAGCTTTAGGTAAACCTATTATCCTTCCAGAAGATGGAATTGGAACTGGAAAAGCTATGTTAAAAGAGAAAGCTCCTGCATTATTTGCATACTTAAATGAGGCTCTATCTAAATTAGAAACAACTAAACCTTCAAAAGTAAAATTTGTAAAATTATATGGTAAACCAAGAGATTTACAACCACCACTTTTAACTTTTAAAGTTATAGGTAAAGGAATGAAAGAATCTCCTATGTCTATTTATGAATTACCTGATTTTGCAATGGTTTATGACTATAAAGAAATTTTGGAAGATAAAAAACCCATGACTGCAGAGTTAGGTTCTTTTTTAACTAAGAGATTTCCAGGAGAAAATATTGAGAAATTAATGAAGAATACCAAATTAGTAAACAATGCTTTACGAGTTAATATTCAAAGTATTTTTAATAGAATTGATACTCAACATAATGTCTTAATTAACGGAAAAGAGTATCCAGTAGAAGTGTTAACACGTTCTTCTGGGGAAGCCATTGGCCCAAATATTTATAGAACTATGTTTGACTTACCTAAGGGAACTTCAGTTAATCAAGTTACTGAAGATTTCTTATTTCAAAGAATGTATGATAAATCTAAACCTGCTATCAATGATAAAAGTTGTTATGCTTACGTACAGAATCCAAATGGAAATCATATCTACATTTTTAATAAAGTTCCAACTGAATTTACAGAATATACTCAAGGTAAACAGATAAAAGAAATTAATGGACAGTATTGGGTAGTAGATGGTAATGGTGATCCCAGATATATAGCCCCATCAGGTCTTACAGGTACAGCACTTATTGGTGGAAAAAGAGTAGAAGTAATTGTCACTAATGATTTACCAAGTCTTCAAAAAACTCTTCAAGAGACTAAAAATTATGACAAAAGTTTACAAACTGGTAGAATTTATAATGTCAACGAAAATAATGATGCTATTCTTAAAGAAGAGTGTGCTATTCTAGCTAAAAAAAGATTTTCTAGTTTTAGAACCACTTTAAATTATATTGCAGCACGTATTCCCGGACAAGGTTTCCAATCATTTACTGATTTAAAACTTGTAGACTTTATTCATACAGAAGGTAATACAGTTATGACTAACCATTTTACTTCCTGGTTAAAAGGAGAGGATTATGATATTGATAAAGGATTCTGGCTTGGATTAACTCTTAAAAATGGAATTGTAGTAGGTTGGGCTAATGAATTTGATTATAGCTCAGAAGAATCTCTTATAGCTTCTATGTCTCTGCCTTATCCTGATAAAAAATGGAGAAGTTTAGACACAGAAGATAGTATTGATGATCCTGCAGAAGTTACACTTACTAACGAAGAAGTAGATAGCCTATTTGAAGAAAATATGTCCAAATTACGTAGTGATACTTTAGTTAAATTAGGTAATATTGATAATTATAATTTCTTAGGAGAAAATCACACAGCTTATGAAGTACAAGAAAAAGTTAATGAATACTTTATGCAAACTATACCTTTAAATGCTATGGAAGATGCTGTTAAGAATAAAATGGCTTGGGGTATTAGAGATGCTGTAGTTAAACCTGTAAACTTAAATCATACAGAGTCTCCTATTGGAATGGAAGAACTTAGAGATGAAGCCACGGAAGCTAATAGAGTTGTAAGTAATAATAATCCAATGAGTAAGGCTGATTTTCAATATGCAAACATGGTTGGTAAGAATGTAATTGGTATTGCAGCTGTTGCATTAAAGATTTGGAGTGCTGCTTCTTTCTACGGAAATGATAAAGTAAAAAAGGGAGAATTTGCTTCTATATTAATGGATAAAAATCTCAAAATTAACGGAAAAAATCGTTATATTGCGAGCCAAGCAAACCTTAACTTTAGTGCGAAGGCTTCTACTGTAATTACAGATGAATATATTGCTGATCAAGTAGGTAAAAATAATATTGAGGAAAATTGTAATGGATAAAGGATGTATACATACATACAAAGGCGTAGAATATAGGAATTATCAAGATTTAAAAAATGCATTAATTGAGGAGCAGAGTAGTCACTACTTTGCTCCTTTTATGGCTGCAGTTTTAGAAAAATTAAAGAATAATCCCGATATAACGGGCGTGCAAGAGATTGAAAAGGTCGTGAAAGAAATTTCTGATCAATTTATGTTGAAAGAAGATGTTAGTTTAACTTTGAGTCAGTTATTAAGTGCTGCTACTGATAATGCTAAAGAATTAATCTTAGCTAAAATTAATGCAGGACCTGAAACTGCTGGAGTTTATGCATACTTAACCATGTTAGGAGTTCCTTTTAAAGAAATTGCTCAAATGATGAAGAGTGATGCAGTTAAATGGGTTATTGAGAATTCTCGTAAAAATATTTTTGATAAACAAACTGATTTTAATAGTATTAAAAGTTCTATTAAAGAGTTTGAAAATGGCCCTAACGTATATAAATATTTAGATTTTGATAGGGCCAATATTTTTTCTAATATTCTAAGAGATAGTTTAAAAAATAGTACTTTTTTAGGAGCACTTCCTTATGGTAATATATTTAAAGATCCCGAAGTAATTAAGATTCTCTCTAATACTGATAAAAAGAAAGGCCCAGTCGTAAAAATGCATTCTATAGGTGCTTTAATGTCTCCTATAGATATTACAAGTAAAGTTGGAGATACAATAGTAACTAAATCTTTAGATTTTAATATTTCTAGAGAAGATATTAGTGAATTTTACAAAACTTTGCAAGAAGGTAATTTTATAAAAGAGTCATATGAACCTGTAGTTAATAAATATACAGAAGACGAGGATATGGATATGGGTTGGGAAGATGGTGAAATTAGAAGTAATAAAATTCCTGTAAAAATTGAGGTATCTAGATTTATACAAAAAATGATAGAATATTTAGATAAAGCTCCAGAAGGAGACATATCTGAATTTGCTAATATTATGGAAGATTCAAAAGAAGTTCTTATCTTAGGTAGAATGCTTTCTATAAATCAAGGTATTAAAACTGATAGTTACTCTCAATATGCTTTTTTTCAGAGAGTTACTGATTATATAATTGAAAAAAGCAAAGGTAAAATGTCTTTAGAAACTCCAGAGAAAATGATGTCTGAGATGATGGAAGAAATGCCTACTCATAGAGTAGACCCTAAATTTTTAGAAGAAGTTATGAAAAGATTCGATTTTAAAAAATTTTTAGGGATAGGTTTAACACAAGAAGACGCTACTATTTATAGAGAAACTAGTAAATTGTGGTATAATAAGATTAAATCCTCCTTTAATATTTTAGCTATTGTCTCTGATACTCCCCATTTTAATGCAATGCTAGGAGTTTCCTCTTTAATGGAAAATATGAAAAGCATGCTCTCAGTTAAAGCAAAATTAGTTGATAAATTAATTAAAGATGTTTATGATAAACATATTATAGCTTCAGATTTAACTGAGGAACAGATGGAGTATAAAACAATTGCTGATAAGGACTATTTTAAAATTATGGATTTTGCAAATGATTCTATTATATTAAAGTGGATTCGTTCTTTAGACGACTCTAAGAGAATTTTTGCACATGATTCAAATACTTATCACACTATTGTTGATAATAAGATTGTTAAAGTTACTGAAGAAAATAGGGAGAGATATCCACGTAAAATTGATGTTAGTAGTGCTGAGGGAAGACTAGATTTTATAGACATGGTTCATGAGATGATGTCTGTGTTAAAAGATGGAAAATTCTTAGTTAATGGTGAGTATAAAGAACATCCTCTTCTAAAAAACAATGCTTTTATACATTCATTCGATATTGATAAGAAAAGAGATCCTTTAACTGGTAAAAACAATAAGTTCTATAAGCTTCCTATGAATATATTAAATGTAAATGAAGCTAATACTCATAAGTTTAATAGTTACTTAATTGGATTTTCAGACTTAGCTAAAATTGAGTATAATGGAGTTAATATACAGAATTTATTATTCTTATATAATACTTTTATTCACAGGGATAAAATTAATAGAGACTCTTTAACAAAATTGTTTGAATCTTCTACCTCTGGTATTGAACATACTATGATGGGTGATTTTATTAAATGGGCTGGAGATTTTGATTGGAATGAAAAAGAATTACAATCTTTATCCGAATCTAAAGAGTATGATTATGATATAGACGATATTATAATTAAAGGATTGGCTACTAAGATCTTCTCAAAAAACTTGGATAGAAATGTAGGAAAATATGCTTATGCAGTCTTGTATAATGCTTCTACAGGAGAGTCTACAAAGCAATATTATGAGTGGAACAATAGTGCTAGTACTTATCAAAAATATGATCACTTTAGTAGTGATTTAGCAATAGCTTCTAGTGCGGGATCACAAATTGGAGTACAAAGAGGAAATGCAAATGACTTTAATGCTACTTTAAGAGAAATCTCAAATAGAGGAATAATAATAAACAATGTAAAAATAGAATGTTAACATGGCATGTACACTAACGTTCACTTTAGGTGGAATAAAATATAATATACCTGCAGAAGGTAATCTTGCTGATTATGACGGAAAAAACCTCACAGATATATTAGGATCTTTAGATTCTCATACACAAATTAATTTATTAGAGAATATTTTAAAATATTCTAACATTCAGCCGTATGATTATGAAGAAAATCCAACTGTAACTAATTTAATAGCTTCTAATAATATTCCGAATATTAGTGTAAGCAAGTTAACAGAAAAATTAGGAGATTTAGTTTTACCTGATGGATCTAATCATTTTAAATTACGTCAAGTAGTTTTAAGTATGTTAAATGAAAAGACTGATAAAATATCTTTAGTTTCTGCACAAATCACAGATGGTTCCAAAAAAGGACATGGAGTATTTATTTCACAAACTGGAAGTATCTATGTGCATGCTAAACCTAATGATAAAATTGATACTCTTGAGGATTATTTTTTAGGAAAGGATAGCAAAGTCTTACTAGAACGTCTTGCTCATGAATTAACTCATAGTAAATTAGATGCATTAATGGTTAATCAACCAGAACTTGCCAAGGAATTAGTTGAGGAATGGAATTCAAAAAAAGGAGGATTATCTGATGAATTTAAGAGTATTAAAAGTAGTATTGACAAGTTAAAAACAAATGAAGCAAAAGCAAACGAAATTATTGCTTATTACTTTAGTGATTTCCAATTACAAGGGGCTTATCAAAGTAAAACACTAGAAGATGCTTTTAAAAGTATGGTTTCAAATATAATTCCATTAGAAACAATAGTTTCTACTTCTACTCCTGGCTATTTTGATTCTTCCAATCCATATGAGGATTATGACCATTCTAGATATAAGAATCATTGGGATGATCCTGTTTGGCAATATAGACATCCTGAATTAGAACCTCCATTCACAGGAGATACTAATGCTTCTCTTCAAAAAATGGTTGCAGAGATAGATCCAACTTCTGAGAATTACCAAGCAGATAAAGCTAAACAAATCTTAGCTAGATTTAATGCTAATACCTCTGATATTCAAGAAAATTCTGAATTTAAATACCAGAAATATGATGTTTCTTATGGAGCACCTATTGTTATTGATGATTTTAATAGAGATATTCAAATCTTAAGATTAGCAGAAAATGACTTGGTATTAGTAAGTAAAGATATCTTCCTAAATCCCAAAACAAAAGAATGGGAAGCTAGGCCTACTAAAAAAGGTGAGGAAAAGTCTTCATATCGTCCTGTTATTAGTACTTATATTAATGCTAATAATGAAGTAATGATTAATCTACCTATTAAAGATGGTAGTGGTAAAACATATTCTCTACCAGCTAAGTTTGTAGAAAGTTTACGTAAATATGATGGAGATTTAATAGATACTCCTTATAATAAAGAAAAAGCTAAAGAATATGCAGATTGGATGGTTGCTAATGTAAATTCAGCATATGGTGATGATCCTGCCGATAGTTCTATAATTAGAACTATAGATATTACTTCTAAAACTGGAAAAAGCTTTCAAATTTCAGTGGCTTCTAACTATGAATCTTATGGATTTAAATTTTATAACCAAGAATCTGCTAGAGAAATCTATGATGGAGCTGAAGTTGGAGATGTAGTTAAAGTGTTTATAAAAGAAAAAGGAGATAAGAAAGCGGGAGGATATCGCGCTAAAATACTACGTAAATTTGGAAACTCAGTTGAAGTAGTTACTTCTAAAGGTGCTGTACTTATTGTAAAACCCTCTGCTATCAATGAGGTAATCTATTTAAAAGAAAATCATCCAGACTTTTTATCACAAGTAGAAAATATTGATAAAGGGACTATTAGCCAAGATCTTATTGATGATGGTAATAGTCAATTTAGAAAATATCGTAAAGTAAATTTTGTATCACAAAATAAAAAAGATGGGGAATTTCAAGATAAGATTAATGATTATTTTGATATTTATTCAAAAGAAGATTCTGCTATTAAAGTAGAGAGACGTCGCGCTGAAGTTAAAAAACTTAAAGCCGGAGATCTTATAAAGGTTAAATGGTATTACACAGATACAAAAACTAAAGAAGATAGAGAAGTGTCACACTGGTATCCAGTAGTTACTAAAACCTCTGATTTAGTTTACTATTACAATTCTACTTCTGAGAAAGTATCTTCTGTGAATATTTTAGATGGTAAAGGATATGAAATCTATGGATTAGCTATAAATAATACAAATTCTTCTAAATTATTTGATGAATTTAATGAAATCAGAAAAAGTATAGAAGGATTACGTAGAGATGATACTGGTACATTACTCTCAGATGATGCTATTAAAAATAACTTAGGAGAAGCTCTTAGAAATGCAGAACCATCTAGTTTACAAGACATTTATCATATCACAGAAATAGAAGATGTAGATGAAGTAGCAGCTGGAGAAGATAATGACCTTAAATTATCAGTATCTCAAGTACAAAGAGGTAGTATTGTTAAAGCCTATGTATTTGATATAGATGAAGAAGGTAGAGACAAAAAAACTAAAATTTATAAATGGTTTGTAGTAACTGGCTTTGATGAAAACACTGGAAGACCTATATGTGTTACACAAACTAAAGATAAAAATGGTAAAACTGGTGTATATAAAGAATATCCAATTGAATTTCAGAATATTAAAGCAATAGGTCATAGATTAACTGATAATGCTGATTTAGGAATTTATGGAAATAAAACTCTAAAAGAATACTTAGATAAGTTAAGAAAAACTTTTGATACTATTAGTGAACCTATTTTTATTACTCAAGCTGAAACTCCTAAATATGAGAGATCAAATAGAACTTTTAACACAGCTTTATATGGTTTACTTAAAAACGGAAAGATGGGTTATGCAGTGTCTGATAAATATGTAATAGAACAATTTAAAGATAAGACTGATTTTGAAGAATGGAAGAAAAATACACCAGAAGCTAAAGGATTAACCTGGACTTATACTGAACCTAAGTTGTATATTTTAAGAGGTAAACAATATATGAAGAAACTCTATATGAATTACTTAGAAGTACACGGTTTACTTAATTATGAACCCAACATACATGATAGTGTAAGAATTGGTGATATAGTTACTGAAACATGGAAGTACCAAGGAGATGATGTTAAAATGGACTCTATGATTACTGCTAAAACTCCTACAGGATTATGGGTGGAACGTTTAGGAAAAAGTCCTTCAGGGGATTCTATTTCGGTTAGAAAAAAGATATATAGACATAGAGAAGGAGTTGAATATCCTCAGATCTCAGATGTATACTTACATAAAAAACGTGATACTACCTCAACTTCTAGAGAAGACGCTAAAAGTAGACAAACTAATCTTTTAATTGGTAATACTCAGTATGAAGAGAAGATTAAAAATCTAGATCAGGAAACTAAAGAAAGAAAAGCAAGTACTTTAAAAAAACCACTTAAAGCTTCTTTAGATACTGATAATTTCTATAAGAGTAGAGATTCGGAAAGTAAGATTATGGAAATTGTAGATAAACTACAATCTACTTATAATGTGCCTATTATAATGCTTAGAACTAATGAGATTGCTCAAAGTTTTGGTGATATTTTAGGAACTGATGCTACTAAAGTTAGAGGATTTATAAATGAGGGTAAAGTTTATATAAATTTAGATAAAGCTTCTTCTGCAGAACCTCTACATGAGATGGCACATATTATATTAGAGAGTATTAAAGCCAATGACTATAATTTATATCAAACGGTTATTAATTCTGTTAAGTCTCATCCATACTATGATGCTATAGCTAAAAATTATCCTAATAGGGCCCCGGAAGACTTAGATGAAGAAGTATTTGTTTCTATTTTTGGAGAAAAATATAGAACAGTTACTCATAATCAATATAATAAGTCTTGGTATGATCAAAATGAAAGTATATTTACAAATATCTGGAATTATATGAAAAATACTTTTGCTTCTATTTTTGACAATAAATCTATCTTGGATATTCCAAATGAAAAGCTTGCTATGATGCCTTTAGACGAATTAATTAGTACCTTTGGGGACAATTTGATGGAAGGTAAATTTAAACACGTTTTAAATTATGATACATCAACTCTTGAGAGAAAAGTGACCAATTTAAAGACAAATCTTTTATCAAATGAAGATGAATCAGAAAGTTACCTTAGAAAAACTTGTAATACTTAAAATAATATAAATGAGTAAATGTAAATTCACCTTAACAGTAAAAGGTAATAATATAGAATTTGATACTGAAGAACAATTAAATTCATATCTTAAAACCAATTATGACACTCTTTCTAGAGGTCATATTGGCGGAGATGTGGAATTATCTACTGTATTAGAAGGGAAAGAAAAGACAAAATTAGAACAAACTGTGGCTAAATTACAAACCATTGCTTCAAAGACTCCTGAGATAACTACTGTAGAGTTTAACGAGAATGGTGAGAGAGTAATTAAATCAGCCTATGAAGGTGTTACTAAAAGAATAAAGCGTCTTGCAAAAGCCGGGGGATTACCTGTGACTTATTATGATGAAAAAAATTATATTGATAATAGATTGATTCAAATACGAAGCGCACTTCGTAGGGGGGTAGGTCCGGAAACTTTAAAGGCAGACTATGCTAATATTATCTCTAAATTTACCACAGGAGTTGAGCAATTAAAAGGAGCAGAGTCTGAAACTTATGATAAGCTAACTAAAGCTCTTATTATGCCTTTAATTATTAAAGAACAGGCACAAAGAAAATTATTGGGAACATTTGGAACAAACTTACATAGAATGGCAGAGACATACTTTGCAAACAGATTAGAAAACTCAGATAAGTCTTTTTCCATTGGTAATTTCCCCGCAGGTATTACAAATCTTTCTACAGAAGGAAAAGAAAATTATTTACAGTATTTAAAAGAATTAACTAACTTTTTAAAGTCAGAACATGGAGATGATGTAGTTCTTCTCCCAGAATATAAAATATTTGATGATGCTACCAAATTAGTAGGAATTATTGACTTATTAGCAATAGATAGTATGGGTAAAGTTCATATTTATGACTTTAAAGCCTCATATAAAGATCCTTCTGATTGGCATTCAGCTAAACAGATTGAATTTAAATATCAATTAGGCATTTATTCTAATATGTTGAAAAATAAAGGATTTGATGTACGTGGAATACAGGTTTTACCTATTACCATGCTTGATATTAATTTTGATGATGAAACTATTCCAAGATTAGCCGAACATCTTCCTTTTGATGCAAGTCCCTCTGAAGATATTAAATATAATATCAATAATAGTGTTATTCCTTTAACAACTGCTGCTTTCTTTGAATCTACATCTAATAGTCATGCTATTATCACTGAAAATCTAAAAAAGGCTTGGGGATACAATTTAAAATTAAAATCATCCTACGCTAATGTTCAAGCTTTTAAAGATAGTAGTAGAGTTACAACTGATATAAATAAACCTGGAGTATTCACTTTCTGGGATAATATTAAACGTAAGTTTATTGATAATACTGCTGAGAGTTTAGATAAAAACATTGAGAATTACTTAAAATCAGAAGCTGAGGCAACCTCTTCTGAGTTACTCCGTTTTAAAGATTGGATGATTGCCTCTATTGCTGGGAAAAAACAACTTATAGACTTCAAAAGAAGAAGTGAGATAGGTAATATTCATATGGTAAGAGCTTTTGAAAAATATACTAAAGGAGGATGGACTTTAGTTGCAGATGATGCAGATCTAGATAGTTTAGGACTTTTAATGTTTGTAAATGAATCTAATAAGTCCGTAGAATTTGTATCTTATACAGTAAATGCTTTAAATAAAAAGGTTAAACTTCCAATTGGTTCTACTATAGTAGGAAACTTTATTTCTGATGGTAAAGGACTTGAATTACCTGATTTATTACCAGCTACAAATGGCAACATAGAATTATTAAAGACTTATTTCTATATTAATGAAAATGCAGAAAAATTAAAAGATTTTACTGTAGGTAGAGTTATGGCTTATAATCCAATTAATTCTGAATTTGTAGTAAATAACAATGATGTGCTTAAAACTAATTTTGGATATTTAATCTCTAGATTAGAAGGTAAAAATACAACTTTAGAAGTAAATACTACTGATAAATTATTAGCTCTTCATAATCAATTTGTTGAAATTATAACTGAACCTTCTACTTCACAATCAGAAAAAGATTTAGTGAATAAATACTTAACCACTTTAAATGATTACCAGAACACTGGCCGTATGGAGAGTCTTAAAATTATACAAAAAGATTTACATATGTTATTGAACAAATATGGTCAACATAAAGTAAATAGTTTTATGTTATTTGAGGAAAAACTCTATGGTATGATCAGTGAGGCTATTGTAGCAGAAGCTGACTTAAGAATTTCTACCTCAGAAAAAGATATTCCTAAATATAGTGCAAATGGTACTATGCTTTCTAATCCTGGAAGTATTGGCTCTCGTAATTTACGTGTATTTGTGGATGTAATTAAGTTATCTATGCATAAAATACGTAGAAGACAAACTGAATTCAAAGCAACTAACGTTGAGATCTTTGATAAGTATCTAACTTCTAAAGGAAAAACTAATTTACGTAGAGCTACTGTTGGAGACAACATTAGGGCTTATGATTCTTTGTTTGAGGGAAATTCTCCTAATAAAGAACTTATTTTAAAGAATCCATATGATAAAAATACTCCACTAAATAATGAGGAAAGAGAATTTTTAAAGTATTTCTTAAAAGAAATTAATTTTAGAAGATTTAACACTCAATCTCTTGATTCTGAAACAGCTCAAGACATGATTTCAAGTAAGGAATGGTTTAAATTGCCTTTATTAAGAGCATCTAGTTCTTCAAAAGCTTCTAATATGAGTCTTAAAGGATTAAGAGATGCTACTACAGAAAATTGGAATAGTTTCTTAAATACTAATCACTTATTTGATGAGAAAGATGAACAAGCTGTAAAAAACAGAAGTGAGGATATGTTTACTATGTTTAATGAGTTTAATTTTCATGCACATCCTGATGCTCGTATGAAATTGATCGAGCAGCAGAGTCCTAATGCATTTGAAACTAATTTAGAGAGAGTTTTAGACAATTTTGTATTTTCCGCTATTAGAAAAGAAGAATATGATGACATGTTACCTATTGCTAATGCTGTACGTACTACTATCGCTTATAATGGATTTGGAGTAAACATTCCAGTTCCTAATGCCTTAGAATTTATGGATAAGTACTCACAAGCAGCTGTTTTCAATGAAAAATCTATACCACCTGAATTAAGAGGAGTATACAAAGGGATTAGTATAATTAAGGATATTACTAGTAAAATGAACTTAGGTATTAACCCATTAAGTGGTTTTGTTAATACTTTACAGGGTTTATGGGGTAATGTGTCTAGAATTACTGCTGGTAAGTACCCAAACATGTTCGGAAAAGAAGATTATTTTTGGGCTTTGAATCATTTTTGCAAAGATTCCTCTGAATCTATGACTAAATTGACTGTTTTGGAGAATTTAAACATGATTTATGGTATCAATAATATGGATATTAATATCCTCTCAGAGGTCATGTCAAAGAATAATAGTGGTCTTTTAAACTTCAAATCCAAGTATTTATACTGGATGGCGTATGCTCCTGACTATTTTAATCGTATGACTCTTTTTATTGCTCAAATGCATAAAGATGGTTGTTTTGAAGCTCATAAGATGGTTGGAAACCAAATGGTATATGATTGGACACTTGATAAAAGATTCTCTGAGTATGCTAAAGGAAACACTTCACACCCAGACTATAATAATCAATTCTCTTTATATATGGCTGTTTTAGCTGATTTTAATAAAGAAGGGTATGCCTTAACAAAAGGACAAGCACTACCTTATGCTTATACTGGAGCGCAAAGAGAGAGTATGAAAATGTTCTCTGATAGTATTCATGGTTACTATGACCATGAAAGTAAAACACTTGCAAATAATACTATTTTAGGGGTTTTATTCTTTCAGTTTAAGACCTGGATTACTGCTAAAAAAGATCAATGGGCTCTTCATCCTGATACATATGCTATTGGGGATTATGGACCACTTGTCTTAGATGGGGTAAAGCAATTTATAGATAAAGATGGAAATCAGACTACTGAAGATACTGGTATGCCTATGATGAAAATGCAAGGCTCTTTTCAAGAGGGTATATTATATTCATTAAAAGGTATGGCTCAAGATTTTCAAGAAGCTAAATGGGATATTGGTAAATTATGGGAAATGACGAAAGAACATCCTGAGAGAATGTCTAATATGAAATTAATGCTTTTTGATTTAGGAGTAGTTATAGCTATGGCAATTACAACAGGTCTTATTGATTGGGATCAACTAAAAAAAGATGACACTTATGCTTATACTATGTATAGAGCCATTATCAGATCTAGTTCAGATTTAAATGTTTTAAATAACGTTACCACTGTATTAGATATGAAAAAGTCACCATTTATGTCGTTTAACTATATGGGAGATTTAATTTATGGGATGGGACCTGTATTAACAGGTGATCAAGATTTCTCTAAATATCTCTTCACAAATACTGGTCTTTTGAGGCCGTTTACACCGCTGCTTGCAACAAAGTAAAAAAATAGCCCCTTAGAAATTTCTTTCTAAGGGGCTTTTAATTTTATGAGGAAAACATTTTAAAATATTCAGTGATTGAGGTACCTAAAGCATCTACAAAACCTTTTTTAGCTCGATCTGAATGTTTAGTACCATCAAACCAATCTTTTACTGTACCTGTGCCAAGTAAATGAGCTGCAGCAGCCATTCCATTCTCTGTAATTGGTATTCCTTTGAAACTAGTGCCTATATACTTCAAGTAAGGGGTCAACTTTTTAAGATTAATAGTTTTATAATTCAAAGCAGCATTATGTTGTGCATTTAAATCTGTATCATAATCTTGAGCAAGAATACCCACAGTTTTTAAACTATCATCATTAAATTGATATAGTCCTCTGTAAGATCCTTGTGTAGCAGTAGGTATTAAAGAGGATTCTCTTAATCCTAATTTATATAAATAGTCTTTATTATACTCAGAAGTAGGTAACTGCTTTATTGATTGTATACTCTGTTGGACAGTTGGATTATTGGTATTAAAAGGGACTTTTTTCTTTACAGGATAAGGAGTTTCTTCAGTAGGTCCATCTATTTCAGTCGATCCACCAGCTATTCCAGGTAATCCTGCCATAAAGTCCATATATTCTTTTAAATAAGGAGAGGGTTCTGGTATAGTAGAATCTATGCTTGTGGGTTTCACACCATTACGATAATTATTGATTTTTTCTTTAGAGGATTGATTAAGTAGGTCCATGTTCTTAGTTTTTGTTCAGACAAAAATACGAAAAAAAAATACCCCACGCAAGACTTTCGTCTCACATGGGGTATAATTATTTTTCAATAGGTTTTCTAAAGGATCTTTTGATTTGATTAGAAAAACTAGGCTTGATTATCTGTCGTTTCTGTTTCCTAGATAATGTCTGGAATTTTTCCATAGTCTCAAGCATTTTTTTGTAATTTTCAGAGCTGTTTTGAACTTCTTCCATTGTAGTAGGAGTACTAAAATCAAACGCTGGATCTCTATCATTGAGATTGTTTTCTTCTGAGTAGTTTATTAGTCTATCTTGCATTTTTTATTAATTAATAAATAACTGCCCATCTTCATCGACTTTTATCGAGCATGCACAATTAATTCCTCGTACACCTTCATCCACTTCAATATCATCAGAAAGCTTACCATTTCCAAATTTAATTTGAACAAAATAAGCAGACCAAAATCCTGGATAAATTCCAGGAGCTATTATTGGATATTTTTCTAAACTTTTAGCCATTATTTGTAAATATGTGCTTTATGAGAAGCTCTAGAATAAGCAACATACTTAATCTTGTTTTTCTCAGCAATGTTAATATTTTTATTGATATTAGGTTCACTTATAAAAGTATTAATATAAGTACTACCTTGTGCTTTATGACAACTTACAGCATAACCGTAATCGATGTCTTTAGTCTTTTTACTACCACTAGTGCAGTCTTGCATAAGAGAATGATTTTCTTTAAAAGGAAAGTATTCTTCTGAGAAGCATTTTCTTCTATTTTTACTTTTTGGTGCAAAATGAAGTGCTTTTTGTAGTAATTCATCATGAGTTCTTAAGTAAGCCCACTCTCCTTTTAATGTAGGTTCTACTATAAAAATCTCATGCACAGTTATTCCACCCACTTCTTGTAATCCAGTAATATATCCTGGAACATTAAATGGACTCATAGCCCACTCAACCTTTTTTACTAGATAATCTTCTGAATTTTTTATAATAGCACCAGTAGCATCTCTTCCAATATTAGAGTAACTCATTAATACATCTCCTATTACTAAGGGAAGAGTTTCCTCTGGAAATCTCATCTGACGTATGATAGTGTTCCATTGCCTTACTGATGCATTGGTCCATGTAAGTAATTTAGCATACAAAGGATTCTCAATATACTCTTTCGAGCAGAATTTTAAGGCAAGTTGTTGTTTAAACTCTTCTAGATTAAACACTTCTAACCCTTCTCCTAATGTATTTAATATAGTTTTAATCTCTACTTCATCAAGACTTTTTGTAGAATCTCTTAGCATATCATTTAATATAAGTAAAGGATTTCCATCATTTTGTCTCTCAATTTTTGTTAAGGAGAATCTGGAGAGTTTTTCAGTAAAAACTTTACTTATCTTTTCTTTTATAGGGGGAATTTGAGCAGAATCTCCAATGAAGATTATCTTAACTCTAGTTCTTTTAGCTATAATCTTCAAATAATCAAAGAGATCATCATTAATCATAGAGGCCTCATCAATGATGAGAATCTCATATAGACTAATTTCATCTCGACCTGTTGGGTCAAATTGTAAATTATTTATATCAAAGTTCTCTACGTTTAAATTAGGAGAAAGGCCAAGGAGAGACTGTAAAGTCCTTCCTTGTTCCCCCGTAAATTTAGAGATCACTTTTAATGCTTTATGAGTAGGTGCTGAAACTACAGCATCTAATTTTAAAGAGTCTAGTAGTTTTTTAATACTACAGCTCTTACCGGTACCAGCAAAACCTTCAAGAACAAACATTTGCTCTTTAGTTTGAAGCCATGCTTTTATTGTTTCTATTGCTTCTATCTGTTGAGGATTCAGAGTTATCAGAATCCCGGATGGAAGAAGTAATTGATCATCAGGTAAATTATTCGTCAGTTTCACGTATACACTTGAATATAGGTAGATTAGGCACTCCTTTTGGTGAGAGATGGAAGAATTTAATAGTAGCCATTTTTCCTATATAATCTTTAATATTTTCAAGATATTCAACTCTTTTAGCCACATTACCTGTGGGTTTAGCTTCAAATGCTATTCCTTTATCAGTAACTAAAGTGAACACCATATCCTCAGGACGAAGTCCTTTAGAACAACCGGTAATTTTAAACTCTGCATCTTGCATGAGTTTTACCTTAATCATACGTTTATCACGCCCACCTATTTTATATGTAGCAGAAGCGTCTCTCCAAATACCTCCTTCATAACCTTCTGAAATCCATTGGTCGTGGAGTTTCATAATAGTATCTATATCTTCAGATTCAATCTTAATGTGTTCAACTATAACTACTTTATCAGTAGTAGGTTGGATTTCTTTAAGAATTTTAAGTCTCTGCTCAAAAGTTAAGTCATCTGCTACAATATCAAAAATCCAATACTGTAAAGCATCATGTCTCTCCGGAATATATTCTCTTTTGCGGGCATGTCCAGAAATTTCATCTAAGAATTTCCCGTGACAATATATTTCACCATCTAGTTGATAATCTGGATACTTGTCAAAGAAAGTCTTAAAACAACCATCTTTAACTATTTCAGTACAAGCAGGATCATAGTCCTTACCTCCTCTGCTTACAGTACCCATAAGTTTTTTAACCATCCTTACTCCGTCAAGTTTACGTGAAAGATAACCTATCTTTCCATTAATTATACGTAGTATTCTAGTTATAATAATTTTTCTAGCCTCATCTTCAGAGACTAATGAATCTATTTTACCTCTAGAATCTAGAGCTAACATAGGTTTTTTATTTCCGTTTCTATCTGTTTTGTGTTCAATAAGGTCAGTAATCTCATCTTTATATCCTTTGTCATAGGCTTTATTTATAAGACTATTAAATTCTAATTCCATTTGAGTTTTAATACATCTACCTGCTTTTCCTATCTTTATTTCTAAAGTAGGTTGAGAGACATCTGTTCCTCCAACTAAACCAGAGGATCTTTTAATTTCATATCCAGGAAATTTATCAATAACTTG